ATAAAAAATTTTCGCGTAGTCAATACTTGTTGTAGTTCATAATCAGGTATACGCGACAAAATATAGTCATTATTTCTTCGCTTTTTAGTAATTTTTAAAAAATTGGCAAATAATGTTTGTAAAAAGTGCTTAGGGTAGTCTACAAGTTCAACATCTTTTTTTAAACTATATATGCTATCTACTAAGTCTGTTTCTCTAAGCGTACCCATTACTTTTACTAATGGATAATTATATTCATAACCTCTTGGTACTTCTTGTTGAAACGGATAATTATAACGTGGTAATGGTGTTATTTGAAATGGTTGTTTTGGTTCTTGTGCCAATTCTTTTAATGCCAATTCTTTTTGTATTATAGCGTCTTCAACACTTTGTCTAGGTAAATTGGAAAATATATTTTTTAATGTAGCTTGTTTTTGCTCATTACTAAGACTGCCTAATTTTTGTTTAAGCAAAAAAGGAACTATTTCTCCTTTTCCTTTAGCTTTTGTATTTTTTATTTTCCGCGGTAAGTGTTTCTTTTTTAAAGGCATAGTTATATTATATAATAGCAATATATAATTCTTAAAATAATGCCCTTATATTTTCATTACTTTCTTTTACATCGCTAGCATAAACATATTTTACATAGCATCGCAAAGTCATAGCTACATCAACGAGAGAATTGTGTAAATTTTGAGGCAATGGTTCATTAGGAAATAACAAAGCATATAATTCACTTAATTTTGGCATTTTATTATAAACTTGATTTGTTTTACTTAATCTCTCTAACTTACAAAATTGTGTTGTATTTTTCATAGTACAAAACTCTGATTTATGTATTTTTTTATTGTTAATAAATTGCGTAAAATATTGCGTGACATTATGTCTAAAACATTCTACAAAAATTAGACGTTTATCAAATGAAATATTGTGCCCTACAACTATGTCGCACTTTTTCAAACATTCATTAAACTCTTTTAGTGCCGGCACAATATTTATACCTTGACTATTTAAAATCTCTCTACTAATATTATGAATGTTGTAACTTTCTTGCGTAATAATAACAGACTCATCAATCTTAATATAATTATTTTTTATTAATGAACTATTATTGGAGAGATCATATAAAATATAACTAAGTTGAATAATATATGGCCACTTTGATTTATCATAAATAGAAGCCTCTTTTTCAGGCAATCCGCTAGTTTCAGTATCAAATACTAATATTTTCATAATACTATTATTAGTAAATTATTGTTTTTAGTATTTGTTATTTTATTATTTAAAATAATGTCAATTTTTAAAAATTTAAAAATATAAAAAAATAAAATATTAATTTTGAGAGATTAAAGCACTTTAATTGTTTCATTAGCATCGCGATTCCATATTACATGCGAGCCAATATATTTTCTTATTGGATTTTTACCATGCTCCACATAAATTACTTTATCTACGCTATCATAATCATCATATTTATAATACACTTCTAATTCCGCATAACTATTTCCATTACTTAATGGACCATTTGAAACTTTTATACGCATCATAAATATATAATCACATACATATACATTATATACATTATTGCTATTGTCAACAAAACTAGATGTTGCCATTTTAATTCTACTATTATATATTTATAAAAAAAATATAAAAACAAAAGTTTAATGCTATATATTATATAATACAATGCAAATTTTCGTAAAAACACTTACAGGAAAAACTATTACATTAGAAGTAGAGTCAACTGATTCTATTGACAACATTAAATCTAAAATTCAAGATAAGGAAGGTATTCCACCAGATCAACAGCGTTTAATTTTTGCCGGAAAACAACTTGAAGATGGGCGAACATTAAGCGATTATAATATTCAAAAAGAGAGCACTTTACATCTTGTATTACGCTTACGAGGAGGATTTTAAATTTAAATTTATGTTTATGTATAGTTTCTTGCGTTTTATATATTTTTAAATAAAAAATATATAATTTAGGATTTTTATAAATAAAATATTTATATAGTTATATAGTTATATGGAACCCCAAGTAAAATCTAATGATAAAGGTAAATTGACCGCCGGTAGTATTGTTGAATCTAATTTATTTGGTAAATATACTATAGGCATTGTATATAGAAGCAATTCAAAAGATAATAAATACAGGGTATTTTATATTACAGATGATGAAGACATTGTATATATTAGAACTTTAAGAAAAGAGAAAATGAACGATACGGGTCTCATGGTTGACCTATTAGACGAGAAGTTATCTAGTGAATTATTTGACGATTCATTTTATTACGATCTTATAATGAGATTACAAAATATAAAATATGATTATATTGAGGTAGATGGTGGTTCTCGTAAAACAAAACGCCGCAAATCTAAACGCCGCAAATCTAAACGCCGTAAATCTAAACGCCGTAAACACTAGCAACAATTTATTAACAATTTATAATTTTTTTTTATAAATTATTAATAACTAAATAAACTTTTATATCTAGTTTGTTCATTTAATTTTGTTCTAGCACTTAAAAATTTAAAATATTTATTTGCTAATTTATATTGAAGAGGTTTTTTATTTTGTAATACTTTTAGACGCACTCTCATAATCATTGCTACTTGCCATATTCTTTTATGCGTATATTTTTTATGTTTATATAAATTTTCTAAATGGGCAATAGTATTTTTAACATCCTCTAATGTTGTATATTTTATATGGATTGTATCTTTGGGGTTTTTATCAATATATACATCATAAGACAATTTGGGATTTGATGGATTGAAGAAAAATGTTTTTTGCGTTTTATTTTTTATTTTAGCTTTAGTTTTAGTTTTTGTTTTCGTTTTTGTTTTCATAATATATATTTAATAATTTTGTAAAATCTGCTTTTAATATTATTGCCTCAATTGCTTTGAATTCATCAAAATTTTTATTTATATTATCATTTAATTTTAAAACATCAATAACATATACTCCTATTAACTTTAATTTATTAGTTATTTGATTTGCTGGCATAGTAAATTCAATAGATAATTCAACAGGTAGTTCATTAACATTAATATGGTATCCAAATTGTGGATGCATACATGCCATAGTTTCACATTCCTTATCATCTTTAGGATTATCTGCTTCAATAGATTTTGATAAATATTTATATGGAATTGTTTGTAATGTTTGATATATATTTAAGTAATAATGACTTCTAGCATGAGATTTTAAATCAGTTAACAATTTATCATAATCAGCAAATTCATCATAATTTGCTATATTAAAAAAATCATTATTAAGTACTTCTAATGATTTAATAAATAATTTTTGTTTTTCAATGGATTCTTTTTTATTTAAATCAGCATATTTTTTCATACTTTTATCGTGTTCTACATAGTTTTCCATATTTTTTAATTTTTGTAATGCGTTTTCAAGAGCACTTTTATTCCGTGATGCTAATTCTGATAAATACCATATTGAAATAAAAGCATCTAGTCCGAAGAAAAATGGTTTATTAGTAGGATTAATATTTTTAACTGGGTCTATAAAACTTGAACCATGAAATAATATGCTACCTTTTGGTAATGATGATTTATTTTGATATAATTCGCGCGCTAATTTTAAATGTGCTGTCCACGTCTCCTCTTTAGATAAATCTTTAGTGTTAGAAACTTTTGGAAATGGTATTTTATTATACCAAAAGGGATACAAATTTTTATCAATTAATGAAGAGCTTTTTATTGTAGTAAACATATTTGAAAGTTTACTTTTCTTAGTACTTAGAGTTTTTGATTTAGGTGAATTACTTGATTTAGGTGATTTAGGTGATTTTCTTCTTGTTAATTTTTTGAGTTTTGAAAACATTATATATTATAAAAACATAATATAAAAAACTATTATAGCATACACAAAAAAAATTGATTATTATTTTAAAAACAATATAGAAAGTCTAGACAAACATAACACAACATAACACAAGACAATAAGCAAAACTATGAGCAAATCAATCGGCACTAAACCTTTGCCTAAGTTGACAACACTATTGCCGCCATTTTGTGGTTTTATGAGTGATGATGTAGTGACTTGTAATATATGTTTGGAAGACAATGATGGGGCTATTGAAGTAGATGGCTGTATTTCAGGAAGAATTAAGCGAAGACTTGTTACGGCGTGTGGCCACATATTTCATAAAAAATGTTTACAACCATGGACTCGTGCACTTAATAAAGGTTCATTATGTGGACTAATTACTTGCCCTTATTGTAGAGGACCTGTCTATATGGATGAGCAAAGTACTGAAACAAAAAAAAAACAATTTGCAGCACTAGCGCAATGTGATTGCTGTCCAAGACATCAAAGAGATAAACCATTGTCTTATGAATATGACCCTGATTTAGATAACAGAACTATGTCAAAAGCACAAGAAACTGCTCTTAACACTCTTTCAGCTGAAGACTATAAAGATTGGTGCCAAACTAACTCATGGCGTCGAATGGATGAACGTGAATGGTGCGATTGCCATTGTAGGACAAGAATGCGAACAATGGTTCGTCGCATTCCGCCTCCTATTTCACATGACTTATTTAATAAATAAATTAATCTCTCAAAATACTCAAAGTATTTTATTAAATTTTAATATAAGAAACTATATAAAATTTAATTAGCAATATTATTAGTATTAGTCAATACACAATGAATCAGTTAAATAAAGTTAGACTATGTCTTTTTTTAAATACTTGTTTGGTACTATTTATAGGATTTTATATAACAAATTTCGCAGCTGAATCAAAATATTTTCGTTTTGGACCAAGTGAGGATTTTATATTTATAAGCGTACAAATTAACACCACACAAAAATATTGTAGTTTATTAACCTTAATATTTGTAAATGATATAATTAGAGTTATTATTCAAGAGTTTGGAGATCCAGTCTTATATATGAATGTTTATAATCCGGATAAAAAAGAAATAATAGAATTTAGTAAAGCACAATTATATTTTTATGCAAATTCTATGTTTTTAATAAATAATATTAGATATATTTTTACAATATTAATTAGTGTAACACAAATAGATATTGCGTTATTTTCGGTGCTAGTAGAACAAGTAATTGTTATTATTACAATTAAAATGCTACTTGATGAAAAAAAATTTATAAATAAAAAATCATTGTTACACAAGGAAGTTTCTATAGAAATAGATACATTAGATTCTAAAAATTAATAAAATTATTGTCATGCTAATAAAAAATTGAAATGTTTTTTATTTAGTTAACTATTAGCCTCCAATACTAATACAAAGCAAAACAAAACTATAAGCAACTATGACAGAATGCAAGGTCGGCTTGGATGCCCGCATTAATGCTTTGTATGATGCTGAGACTAACGCATCTTTACTAAATGATGCAATCAATATATTAGTAAATACTATTCAAAACGATATTATTACACACAATCTTTCTACGCATTTGAAGGCTATTATGAATAGTTGGATAAGAACACATTCGTGGTATATTGATGATAAAACTAGAATGTCAAAGTTTGAGCATTGTCTTCGGAATGTAGTATCTAGGGAAATGAGACGTCATGTAATTGATCTTTTAAAAGTACGAGATAAAGAGTATGAATATGGAATTGGAAGGTATGTTAATGAAGATGATTTGGCTTTAGAAGTACTTCGTGTGTCTATGTCACAATTTACTAGTAACTATTTTTGGGATATTAACGCCAAGTTGACTGCCGAAGCAGAACGCTATCAACAAAGCAATGGAGAGTGCCTAATAGATAGAGACTTTGAACGTCCTTTTTCGTGGTTTAGCAAACGAACTATGTCAACACATTATCGCTTGCCTCATGTTGCTACAATTCCTAAGAATGTAATCCCATTAGAAGTATTGGCATTAGACTTCAAACATGACCCAAAATCAAAATGGGAATGCTCTATTTGCTTGGAAGTTGATTCAGTTAATCATGTTAATTTGTTTACTTCTCATTGTGTTAGAACTGCTTGTAAGCATATATTCCATATGGCATGTTTGGATGATTGTAAACGTATATACTTACAACAAAAGGAAAATTATAACAAGATGTGTGTTCCGTGTCCTTTGTGCCGTGCTCCTATTTATTAGAGACTAATGTGTATTATCTTGTATTATCTTGTATTGTATTGTCTTATAAATATAAAAATAATTTTTATTTTTTATTTAAAAATGTTGCTATGCTTTATTAAAATTGAATTACTTGTTTATTTAATTTTAATAAAGCACAGCGACTAAAAGTAATTAACACTATGAATAGTAACAATATTGCTGAGATTCGGGGCTTGTTTGGCACTCTTATTATTGATGATGTTTTATTCAGGGTTATGATAAATATGAAACTCGATAAAGTAGTAGCCGCTATTCAAAACAAGTTTGATGTACAGAAACTTCCCAGAGAATTGGAGGCTATTATGAATTGTTGGATAAGAACTGATTCATGGTATGTTGAAAACGGAGTGTCTAAGTTTGAGGCTTGTTTGGAGGAAGTCGTGGCCGATGAAATGGTTAGACTCATGATTGACTTTTTACTGGGAAGGAAAAATGCTCTACAAGACGGAGAGAGTCTCAATGAAAGCGACTTGTGTGATGCTCTGAAACACGTATCAAATGTTTTGTCTACTATGGAGTGGGAAACAGAAACTAGGTTTACATACTACGCAATGTGCTGGGCACAAAATTTTAAAGACCGCATTTTGAGTTGTGACTATGATCATGATTTCTCTTGGGTTAGCGATAAAACTGGGGAGACACATTATAACTTGCCTCATGTTTCTAAGTGCGTTAATAATGTAGATTTAGAAGTAGCACTTGATGACTTAGAGTATGAAGTGGAGTTGTAGTTGTTTTATGTAAACAATAATTAACGCATTTACTTGTGTTATAACATTATACAAGCATGTATACCATGTTTTCTGTGTATGAGCAGTTTTTTATTAGAGTATATTCTTTATATAATTTTTATATAAAAATTATATAAAGAATATATAATATATAGTATTATAGTATTATATATTATGAAAATAATTGATTGTTTTATTTTTTATAATGAGTTAGATTTATTAACATACAGATTAAATTTATTAAATAATATTGTAGATTATTTCATAATTGTAGAATCTACACATACATTTGTTGGTAAAGAAAAAAGTTTGTTTTTTAATGAAAATAAACATTTATTTGAAAAATTTACTAATAAAATAATACATATTATTGTAGATGATTTTCCACACAAATATCCTAATGTAAATATAGCTAATAATGATGTATGGAATAATGAAATTTTTCAAAGAAATGCTATTTCGCGCGGCATAAATTCTATTGAAAATTTAACAGAATCTGATTTAATAATAATATCAGATTTAGATGAAATTCCTGACCCAAATACATTAAATAATATAAAACAAGGTGCATTAATAGTTGATATTAACATACTTGAAATGGATTTTTACTATTATAATTTAAATACTAGATTTAAATCTAAAATAATAACAAGTAAAATTATATCATATAAAAAATATAAAGAATTAAATATAAATTGTAATACTATTAGAGGAATGGATTGTGTTAAAATTTTAAATGGTGGGTGGCATTTATCTTATTTTGGCGATAAATACTTTATTCAAAATAAAATTAATAATTTTTCACATCAAGAATTAAATCTGCCTGAATGGACAGATTTAGAAAAAATTGAAAAAAGAATACAAAACAGCACAGATCTATACAATAGAGATTATTTAGATATTGAAAAAATAAAAATAGAAGATAACACATATTTACCACCAGATTATTCTAAATATTTAAATAAATATTATAGTTAAAGATGTAATAATTTTTTTAATAATTCACTATTTCATTAAATGTTATTTTTGACTTTATAAAAACATCAGCACGACATAATGGGCAACTAATTTTAGGTTGTTTTGTATTTATTTTTACAGCCTCATCAAACATTGGATATAAGCATTTTATATGAAAACTATGCTTACATAAAGTTGTAATAGTATTAGTAATGTCCATCGTATCTAAACAAATAGGGCAATCATTTTCACAAGCATCACATAATAGTTCTGCTTTTTTTGCTTCTACTTTTTTTGCTTCTACTTTTTCTGCTTCTTTTATTAATTGTGCTGCTTTAAGACTACAAATAATAGTATATATTTTGTTTTTTATATCAAAACAATCATCTTTGCTACTTAGTAAATCCAATGCTTTATCATATAAATAATGACCAAATAGCACAATCCAGTTATCTTTTTTAAACTCATCAATAAGCAATTGAAGTCCAGTTAAATCATTATGAGCAGATGCTTTAAAAGTTACATAATGAAAAATTTTTAAGCGATTATCAGCTATGTATTCATAAAGTTCGCATTGTTGGGCATGTGGTACATTTAACCCTTTATAACCACCAACCTTATCTAAAAATAACGTATCAACAAACAATAAAATCGCATAATTAGTCTTTAATTTAAAATCATATTCGCAATAATAATGTGCACTAGTTAATGTTTTATAAAACTTCTCAATATTTTGCCTATTAAAAATTTCGCTTAACAAATAATTAGTAATAACACAAGTCATTATTAATTATTTTATATTATGTCGTAACTTATAAGATTTTTGTTTTTATATATAATAAAAAAAAAGAAATCAATTTTTTTATACTAAATATTAATGTTTTTTATGGCGTCTGGTTTTTTTATAATTTCTTCCTTGTCCAAGATTTAACACTTTATTAACCTTAATTGCGTTTGGGTTGCTTTGTGTTACTCGTCTTACTCGTATTGCTACAATAGGAACTGGAGATTTAGATTTATGTGGAGATTTAAATTTATATGGAGATTCAGATTTATGTGGAGATTTAGATTTATGTGGAGATTTAAATTTATATTGAGATGGAGGCGGAACTGGAACTAGTTCTCTAGCTAGTTCTGTAGCTAGTTCTGATGATGGGGTTAGTTCTGATGATGGAGCTAGTTCTGATGATTGAAGTCGAGTTGGACTTGGAAGTCGAATTGGAGATGAAATAGGTGGTATATTTATAGTACTACTAGGTCCTAATTTTAGCACTTCTAAGTCTCGAATAAATTCTTCTACTAACCTGTCTTTTTTTGCTAGTGTTAGTATTTTTTCTATTCTGCTAGGTTTAAGAACTTTATCAGTATTTACAATAGATGGAATAACTGCTCTTAAAACAAAATACTCACTTCTTATAAAATTTAAAAATGCTTCTAAAGCAGGATGTAAAATATTAGTAATTTGTTCATTATTGTTTAAATTGCTATTCTTTGGTTTATTTCTCTCAATATTTAATAAATCTATAAATTTTTGAATATAATTTGGGTTAGAATAGTATAATATTTTACTAAATACCTTTTCACCAAAAATTATTTTAAATTTATCAACAACTTGCTCATAACTTTCTTTGCCTCTACCTTTAATTTGTTTTATGTTTATTTGTGTTTTTCTTTTTCTTTTTATATCTTTTTTTTTTGTTACTTTACGCATAATATATATTAAATATAGATTTAATATATAAATTTAATATATTTATATTATGAAAATTTAATATTAATGTTTTCTTGAACGCATTCCTCTTCTTCTTGTTCCTCGTCTTTTACCTTTGCTCATTTTTTTTCTACGCAATTTTGTAATACGCTTTTTTCCTTTTCCTAATGATGCTAACGCAGCTTCGTTTGCTTCTTTAGCTCTCTCAATAGCAAGTAATATACCTTGTTTTTCTCTCTCAAAAGCTGCATCAAATTGTTCAGGTGTTGGCATATTTATATATTAAAAATATATTAAAAATATATAAAAATTTGTTAGTTATTGGTTATTCCTAAATATAAAAAATATAAAAAATATAAAAAATATAAAAAATATAAAAAATATAAAAAATACAAAAAAAAATTGATTTCAAAAATTTAATATTTAACAATTAAATTATTATATTATGACTACTATGTTTTCAAAGAAAATGCTCTACATTCCGGATTATGTTGTTTATCAAGATATTCCTACTATTATTAAGTATTTTGAAGATTTTAATATTGCCAAAATTAAGAATGTCCAAGTTTTTAAACATCTTGAACCAGAATATTATGTTGAAGACAAATATAATTATTGTTATGCTTTAATTGAGGTAGAATTTTATTATAATAATCAAGGTGCGCAGAATTTTTACAATGCTATTGAAAATAACAAATGCGTAATGGTATATGATGACCCATTATATTGGGAAGTTCAATTTAGTCCGTTTAAAGAACACGCTATGCCGTTAGTAAGTGATTGTAATACATCAACTAATTCTAATACTATTTGTGATAGTACCACACATAATCATAATGTAAATGATGTATGTGACACTTCTGAAGAAGAAGATTATTATTATAGTTCCGAAGAAGATGACCAAGAAGAAGATGACCAAGAAGAAGATGACCCAAAAGACCCTGACTATGAAGATGAAGAAGAAGATGAAGAATCAGATGACGATTATAATTATGAAACATATAAAAAGAATTATGCTAGTTTTAAGAGTAAGCAAAAAGCAAAGAAGCAAAAGTTATCAAATGAACTAAATGAAATACAAAAAACAATTGAGCTTATTAAAAATAAACAAGAAAAAATGCGTCAACTATTAATTCATAATAAGAAGTTAAAGTCTAAAGCTAAAGAGCATAAAACTAATTGGTCAAGGCGTCTTCGAGTGATTATTTAATCTTTATAAAATTCATCACTATTAATAGTTGCTTCTTTACAACAACCATAAGTTGTGCGATGCCATTTACTAATCCCATATTTTTTTATTCCTTCCAAATGTTTAGATGTTCCATAACCCTTATTTGTTAATAATCCATAATAAATATTTAGTTTAGGAAAGTTAATACACATTTCTTTAATATATTTATCTCGCTCTACTTTAGCCAATATGGATGCTGCCGCAATTGAGCAAAATTTATTATCTCCACCTTCAATTAAAATATGATTAATTTGTTTAATAATGTTTGTAGTGTCGCAATAATAAGTATATGGTTTAAAATCATTGCCATCTACCAATAAGTAGTAGCACTCATTACTATTTGAATTAGCGCTAGTATTATTTTGCTTAATTAGCTCACTTATTGCTTTATGCATAGCACATAAAGTAGCCTGTCTAATATTTATAGAATCAATTGTTTTTTCATCTTCATATGATACACTCCAAGCTAACGCATTAGTTTTAATATAATCAGCAACCTCATTTATCTTTTTTTCAGAAGTAAACTTTTTGCTGTCTTTTAACAATTCATATTTAAATTCTTCATTATTAGGTAAAATAACAGCAGCACTATAAACTCTACCAAACATAGGACCTCTTCCTGCTTCATCAATTCCAATTTCCATAATATTTGAATTTGAAGTATTAAATTTTTTTTGAAGACAATTTACGGATTTAATAATTTTAGACATTTAAAGTTATAATGAAAATTTTTATTATATATTTAATATAATATAATATGAATCTCAATTTTAAAAAAAATAATTTGTTAATAATTTTACTATTAATATTTGTAATATTATCATGTATTGTCTTTGTAAATATGTCAAATGTAAAAGAATCTTTTGGTAATATTAATAGTAACAATAGAAGATATTTTTTAGATAGTGCTATTGATTCTAGTTATAATTATTACACATTAGATACTCGCAGATTTAAATATAAATTAGCAACTTTACCAAGTGAATTAATATTAGAAAGTTCAAATAATGTAACTTTACAAAATAGAAATTTGAATAATTTTAGAACGCAAAATATAATGTTAAGTTATTACAATAATGAAACTGATATATCATTACTAAATATTAGAGCAAATACAACTATTATGTTAGATATAAGTACTATTCCAATAACAGATCTTTCAAATAGTAAAACTATGAATATGGTATTTATAGAAAATTCAGGAAATTTTTATGATTTAAGTGATCAAAAACTATCAAAATTTAGTATGAAGATAAATGGAGAAAATGTTATTGTGAATGGTCAAATATTTCAACCACCAAGTCCACCAACACCAACACCACAAACACCAACACCAACTACAGAAGCATCCGCTAATATTTTAAATAATCCACAAGCCAATAATTTTTATAATGACTTTAATTTATATTTATTAAGGCAAGGTGCTTTTGGTTCTAACTATATTCCTCCAATATATAATAATTTTGAAACAGCAATGAATTTACCTTCTAATCCAATAGTAAATCCTGTTAATACTATGAACCCATTAGACTATGCTAATACGTTGTTTGGTCCAAATATATCACCAACTATGATATCAAATATGTGCTTAAACCAAAATGTTGCTAAAGTTGATGATAATAATACAATTATTAGAGAAGTAAGTAATAATTTAGTGTCAAACTCTAGAAATACTAATAACACTAATAGTTCTAATGCTAATAGTTCTAATGCTAATAGTTCTAATGCTAATAGTTCTAATGCTAATAGTTCTAATGCTAATAGTTCTAATGCTAATAATTTTAATAGAAATCAAAACTTTATGAGAGAAAGTTATCCGCCATATCAATCACCATTATTAGTTGATTCTAGTCAAGTAAATAGAGACTCTGAATTTATACCAAGACCCGTGTTAACAGATTTTAGTTCATTTGGTATGTAAAGTTACAAAATTTTTTAAATAAATTATTAATATATTGGCATTATAAGTCAATATATTAATATATTTTTGTATATACTTGTGTCTCAAATATTATGAATCTATATAATAATAGTTTTATCATAATATTTTCATGTAAGTATTATTTTTTATTAGCTGTATTAAATTATTTAATTATTAAGTATAGGTTCTCCTCATCCTCCTCTTTGTTTTCTATATTTATTTCTTCGTGTAAGTTTTTTTACTAAATTTAACAATTTTTTTTTTGATAACTTAGCAAAATTTTTAATGCGTGAAAATCTTTTTGAACGAGTATGTTTCATTTATATAATATTATATAAAATATTATATAAAAAATATTATATTAGTTTTATTTATGTTTTAAACATCGCTTATCTATATTAAATGTTTTACATTTTTCTTCTTGTGGAACAATCTTTATTATACATTTTGATTTTTTACCATACATAGGTGTTGTACAACCTTTTTCCTTAGTTTTTAATTCTTTATTCTTTTTTGTATAATTAAATAATTTTGGTTTATCAATAGTACATCTAGATCTAAAATGTTCATAATTATCACGCACTTCACAATATGTTAAACCAGAATTTTTTCCTAACAATTTGTTAATTTGTTCATGTAAATTAAAAATATAACGCGAAAAATTATTTCTGTTTTCAAATATTTTATCAGTTAGTGGAAATTTTTTGAAATTTTTTTTTAAATTTATACGACAATATTTACAAGGTAGAGTATATTGAAAATTTAATAATAGTTGTTTATATTTTTGTTTTTGTATTTTTGTAGGATTAATTGGATAATTAAAACTCATTACATGTAAATAATGCCACAAACTAGGTCCCCATACACTTGTTAACATTCCATCCCCACTTTTATAATCTTTATTATTGTATATTGATTTGCTAGTATTATTTTTTTTAGATTTTTTCATAGATTTTTTCATAGCACTATTTTTTTTATATGTTTTTGCCATAATATTACTAATAATTAATAATAAAATAATTATTAAAAATAATATGTTAAATACTTATTAAAAAATAATATGTTAAATAATTATTAAAAAATAATATGTTAAATAATTATTAAAAATAATATGTTAAATACTTATAAAATTATTTATTAAACATATATAAATAATATGCTAACTCACAAATTTAATAATTATTTAGAAAATTCAAAAAATGCTTTAACAGGAATTATTAAAGATAAAAAAACACTTTTGCTAATTATAATACTAGCTATAATAATTTCAGGTGTATTTTATTTTGTATATAATAATTATATTAAAAATAGTATTATGAAAAATCATTCATTAAATAAAGAGTTTATTTCAAGAGACAAAAACACCACTAATGACGTATTAATATTGTTTTTTTATACAGAATGGTGTCCCTATTGTAAACAAGCATTGCCAGAAATTAAAAAATTTGAAAGTCATATTGCTAGTCAAAATGCTAAAAATGATTATGTAATTACACTAACAAAAATAGATTGTGATAAAAACTCAACTATTGCGGATAAATATAAAGTAGAAGGTTATCCTACTATTAAATTAATTTATAAAAATGAAGTTTATAATTATGATGCTAAACCTGATAAAGCTAATTTGATAAAATTTTTAGAAACATCTATTGCTTAATTACAATATATATATATTTAGTATATTATTAATAATCAATATTTGTTTCAACAACGTTTGCTTCAACAATATATGTAACATGTTCATCTTTATGTTCATCTTTATGTTCATCTTTATGTTCATCTTTATGTTCATCTTTATGTTCATCTTTATGTTCATCTTTATGTTCATCTTTATGTTCATCTTTATGTTCATCTTTATGTTCATCTTTATGTTCATCTTCATCATTATGTTCATTTAAAGACATTAGCATGTTAACAAATTGTTCTCCTTGTTTTTCACCCAATTTTATTAAATAATTACGCTCTGTTTCTGTTTTAAACGCATAAGACCAATATTTCAAATCTACTAATTGTTCAGTTAAGCACATATTTATACTATTTTTAATTGTAATAAGATTTTCATTTTCAATTATAGAAAGTTTATTAAACAATGTTTTTATAATATAAATTAAATATTCAAAAAAATTAGCATCTTGATTTAACTGATAATTACTAGAATCATGCTTATAATTATTTTCTTTATAAAAATTATTACATATATCAATAGGTTGTCTTTTATCATTTGTAAAGCATAGTATTTCATCATAACAACATTTTTTTTCAAATATACATTCATTTATTGGACAATTTATAAAAATACCGCCATCTAAATAATAACAATTATTAATATATAATGGAACAAACATTACAGGAACACTTGATGACATATATAACGCATCTATTAATTCCAAATTTGGTGTATTAATATAATTAAGTTTCTCTTTTTTAAAACTACTTAAATTACAAGTGTACATATTAAATTCGATAGAAGTTAAATTATAGAATTCTAATAACGTAATAGTCAATGGTATTTCTTTAGCAAGAAATAAAGGTTTTAAAGCATTTATAATAATTTTTTTATTAACAATTCCTTTATCATAAAAAATATTTAAATAGGTACCATAAGAAAAATTTATTAACTTTTCCCATGGTCTTTTAATAAAAAAATCATCTATCCATGTCCAATCAAAATTTAAGATATATATAAATGCTATAATACTTCCAATAGATGTGGTATAAATTGATTGTATATTGGTAAGATTTATAATGTTATTAGCAGTTAAATATTTTAATGCTCCATATTCTACTAATCCTATTGGACCACCACCGCTTAAAACTAAATGTTTGATTATTTTCATTAAATTAATAATTAATGAAAATAAACTTTTATATTTTTATATTTTTATATTTTAAAATATTAAAAATATGTCATCTGATTTTTTTTATAATTTTTCAAATAAAATAGATAATGAAGATGAATCTTTAAAATTAAATTTAGATGAATTATATAATAAAAAGCAACAACAAGATTTAAATGTTTTAAATAATTATAATAAAATCTTACAAAGAATACATAATAAAATTAAATTTGTTTCAAAAAATGTAGTTAACGATAACTGCTGTTGGTATTTAATGCCTGAAATGGTAATAGGTGTACCTAAATATGATTATAAAGATTGTACAGCATACACAATAGATAAATTGCGAGCAAATGGATTTATTGTAAGATATACGCATCCCAATTTATTATTTATAAGTTGGAAACACTGGGTTCCAACATATGTGCGTAATGAAATAAAAAAGAAAACAGGTAATGCTGTTGATGAATATGGTAATATTATTAATAATGATGACAAAAATACTAATAATACTTCTGCTATGGAAAATAAAGACGCTAATGATAACTTATTATTTTCTAATAATAAGCAAGTTAAAAATATAAATACTTCATCAAGTAAGGAATATAAAGATGTTAAATCATATAAACCATCTGGAAATTTAATATATAATAATAGTTTATTGGAAAAATTACAAATTAATTAAAAATCTCTCTTGTTATTTTAATATTTTAATATTTTAATTTATATTTTTTACGCAAAGTCTTTAATTTTTTAAACTTCTTTTTACTTGTTAAATTTTTATTAACTTTATTTCCCATTCCAAGTGGTTGAATATAACCTACTCCATTTTCATCTTGACTTAAGTGTAGCCAGTCAGTCATTGTCCCATCTTGATAAATAACTCTTACAGATAAATGGGGAGGATTTGGAAATGTGACATGTACAGATCCTCTTACTTCAAAAGTTACATTATCCTCTAAATAATTATCAAAATACCACCTTGCTATCCATTCAGTATTATCATTATATATTGAATTTTTAAATCTTGTAAGAATAATATTATAATGTCTTACTACGTTTATTGTTTGCATTATATTATTATATATTATTATATAATATACTATAATATAATATTACAAAGTAATAATTTATTATAGATTATATAATTTATTTGAGATTATATTTTTTAGTTTTTTTATAATGTTTTTTATAATATTTTTTATAATGTTTTTTATAATATTTTTTTCTTGTTTTACCACCTAATAAATTTGCTTCATTTGTTTCATTTTCTTTATATCTATTATTTGTAGTCATATTATCAAATTGGTCACCATATTTTCGTAATATTGACTCTCTAATTTTAGTAATAATATTATTTAATGATTCAAAAACATTACTATGTAAATTTAATAATATAGTTTTTGTTTGATTTGTTAGTTTTACTATATTTTCATATGTTAAATTTGGATTAATATTTTCTATTTCATTAGTTCTAGGATTAAATTTTATTAATTTTTTTATTATTGAATCATATAAAGTATTTCTAGTTTTAAAGTAATTAGAAATCATTGTTTGTAAAATACCTTTTACACTACTTAAAATACTCAAATTTGTTAAATCATAATTTTTAATAATAGAGTAATTTTTGATAAATTCAAGATTTTTTGGTGAAAAATATTGTTTTGTTTCTTTTGATGTTATACTATTATCAAGTGTGTATTTTTCATCTATTTCTCTCAAATAATACGTAGCATCATTTTCTAAAGTATCAGATGTTTTTAATTTTAAAAATTTAAAATTATTATTATTAAATATTATTGAATTTTTTAAACTAGAACCTGGTTCATATAAATCTTTAGAATATATATATTCTAATATATCTGGTATTTTGGAAATAAATATTTCATTACTTAGTATATCCAATTTATTATTTAAATTAGACGCGGTAAAATTTTTAGCTGTTAATTCATTTTCAAATAATATTACAAATATTGAATAAAAAACATTATTTGATGTCTGTAGTTTTGTTACTCTTTGATATTCAGTTGCTGGAGGGATTTCAATTTGTTGACTTTCATTTTTTCTAGAAAAAGGATTAAGAAAATCAAAAAATCCACCCCCAGTTAATTGATTATTTAATTGCGTATTAGCTTGTGTATTAGCTTGTGTAGTATTAAATGTATCACCAGTTGGAGGACTAATAAATGGATTTTCTTGTGTATTATCTGTATTAGTAATAAATTGATTTTCTTGTGTATTAATTGTGGTATCTGTAGTAGCACCAAATGGATTTTCTTGTGTATTACTTGTAGTATCTGTCTCATTAATAAATGGATTTTCTTGTGTATTAATTGCTGTATTGTCAAATGTATTGTCTGTTGGAGGACCAAATGTATTGTCTGTTGGAGGAGGACCAAATGTATTGTGTGCTGGAGGAGGACCAAATGTATTGTCTGTTGGAGGAGGACCAAATGTATTGTTTGTTGCTATAACTTTATCTTCTTGTGTATCACCAAATTCATTTGTGGGATTAATAACTTCATCTTCTTGAAATAAATTACCTGAACTAGTAGTTTTATTTCTAATTAATGAATCATAATTATTAAATGTTTGAAAAATACTTTTAATAATAATATAAATTTTAATAAAACTTAATGAAATAATTTTACATAATATTCTTTTTTTATTTAATAGTTTAGTGTCTTCGCTGCTTCGTGCTAAATTTTTTGATTGTAATATTTTATTTAAATCTTTTATATCAAAAAAATATAACACTTTATTTTTATAGTTAATATTAGATTTTTCTTTACCTTCACTATATATAGGTATATCAAATGGAATTTTAACTCTATTTATATAATTTTCAAAAATTTCACTAGTTAATATATATAAACTTTCGCACTCATCACATTTACTTTTATTATCATTTCTTCCAGTAATTTTATAATCTTCAAAATCTGAAACAAAATTTAATAGTAAATTTGAATTATTTAAATAATATGTAAATTTTTTATTTATAAATAAATCTAAATCTTCATCTGTTTTTGTTGAATTAGAAAAAATATTTCTAAAAAAATTCATATTACTAATATATACTAATATATTATTATTATTATTATTAATATTAATATTATTATTATTATTATTATTAATATTATTATTAATATTTTAAATTGAAATAAATAGGTTTAAAAATAAATTATTTAATAATAGTGTGAATTAAATGTTAGAATCATCACAATGTAATTATGAAAACTTTATTAATAGAAACCAAAAGTTTAATAAGCAAGAAACAAGAAAAAATAAATTAAAAGAAAATAATAATAAAAAAATATGGAATATTTTTGATGAAGAATGTAACTCTAATGTAAATATAGAATGTGTATATATTAAAGAAGAAGATGCCCTTCTAAATGATAATTTATGTGTCAATTGTAATGAAAGTTTATTTGTAGGAGAAGATGGATTTTTAACATGTTCTAATAATAAATGTGGTCTTATTTATAAAGATAATTTGGATCAAAGTGCAGAATGGAGATTTTATGGTGCTGATGATAATAGTCATAGTGACCCAACCCGATGTGGAATGCCTATTAATCCATTATTAAAAGAATCTTCTTATAGTTGTAAAGTTTTATGTCCTGGCAAATCAAGTTATGAAATGCATAAAATTCGTAGATATACAGATTGGCAAGCAATGCCATATAAAGAAAAGTCACGCTATGATGAATTTCAATTAATAGTTAATATTTCACAAAATTCAGGAATTCCTAAAATTATTATAGATGAAGCAATGAGACTACATAAGAAAATTTCAGAAACAAAAACATATAGAGGATTAAATCGTGATGGAATTATTGCGGCTTCAATATATATTTCTTGTAGAATTAATAATTATCCTCGAACTGCAAAAGAAATAGCAAATATATTTAATTTAGACAATGCTAGTGCAACAAAAGGTTGTAAAAATGCTTTATCTATTATTAACGAAATTGAGCACAATAATAATATAAATGAAGATATTACATCATTAAGTAAAACAACTCCATCATCATTTATTGAACGTTTTTGTAGTAAATTAAATATTAATAATGAATTAACAAATGTGTGTAAATTTGTAGCATTTAAAATTGAACAATTAGGATTAATTCCTGAAAATACACCTCATTCTATTGCTGGCGGCATTATATATTTTGTATCGCAAGTATGTAATTTAAATATTACAAAAAATTCAATAAATAATGTTAGTAAAATTAGTGAAGTAACAATCAATAAATGTTATAAAAAATTAGAAGCATACAAAACAACTTTAATACCGGAAACTATTTTACTTAAATACAATTAATATGTGAATACTTAAGTAGTTTAATATTCAATAAATTATATTTAAAAAATTATAATATATATTATATATTATAATATTTTAAATGGAAACTATACCTAAAATTATTTTTATTGTTCCTTACAGAGATCGTGCTGCTGAAAAAATACATTTTTCTGTTTATATGAAATATATTATGGAAGATTATGATAAAAATGATTATGAAATATATTATAGTCATCAAATGGATTCAAGACCATTTAATAGAGGTGCTACTAAAAATATAGGTTTTTTGGTTATGAAAAAAAAATATCCAAATGACTATAAAAATATAACTTTTGTATTTAATGATATAGATTCGGTTCCTATAAAGAAAAATATGTTTAATTATATTACTACAAGTGGTGTTGTTAAACATTTTTATGGATTTACTTTTACATTGGGTGGAATTTTTTCAATAGTTGGTAGTGATTTTGAAAAATGTAATGGATTTCCTAATAATTGGGGTTGGGGCATGGAAGATAATGCTATGAACGATCGTGTTTTATTAAATGAATTTGTTATTAATAGAGAACAATTTTATCCACGAAATTCAAAAGCTGTTCTTCATTTATATGAAAGTGCTGAAAGACTAATTAATAATAAAGAACCTGAGAATTATTTAAAAAAAAATTTAAATGATAATCTAAATAGTTTACATGAAATAAATTATGTTATTGTTCCAAATAACGAGCATAGTACAGAAAATAATGTGTTAACACATGACAACACAATAAAAAATATTATTAAAGTAAGTACTATTGAACAAAAAGAATATATGATAAATATTTCCAACTTTAGAACATTTGTAAATCCAGCAAATGAAATTTTTTATACACAAAATACATTTTATGATACAACACTGAAACCAAATGTTTATGAAAATACATTACATAGAAAAAGATGGGGACTACAAAATAATTTTTTATAAAATAAATAAATAAATAAATAAATAAATAAATAAATAAATAAATTTAAAGTTAAGTATAATATATTATTTAGAATGCCTTATGTATTAGAAGTACAAAAAATGGAATGGAATTATAAAACTCAACATATAGGATATATGAATAAAATTTTTGAAACACCAGAAGATGCTTGTATATATTATAATAAATTTAATCAACATATGTCACCAATGACTATAAAAAATAATTATTGTAGTGACTGGGATACAACTACTTATTTAATGTATATTGTAAGAGAGCATTTTTATGAATATTTACAAATTGCTCCATTTGAAAACAATAATGACACTAGTAATAATAAGACTCTTATTTAATATTTATTTTTGACTAATTTTAAAAACTAAAATTATTCAACAGTTACAACTTTTGCTAAATTTCGTGGTTTATCTGGATTTAATCCTTTAGTAATAGAAATTTCATATGCCAATTTTTGTAAAACTATAGTAAATATTATTTCATTATAATAATCCAATTTATATAATAGTATATATTTATTATCATCTATTTGTAATTCATCTATCACATTTTGTGAATTTGTTATAACAAATAAGTTTGTTTCTCGCCCAAGTATTTCATAATAAGTGGATTTTATATTAGCATAATTTGTAATATCATTATAATCAATTAATAAAAGAGTTAAATTAGTATTATCTAATAAAGCAAATGGTCCATGTTTTAATGAACCTGCTGAAAATCCTTCACAATGAATATAAGTAACTTCTTTTATTTTTAAGGCACCTTCACATGCTATTGAGTATAATTTATGTTTTCCTAATATAAATAAGCTATTAATATTATTATTAATAATATTTCTCAAAATATTAATTTTGGTTGTAATTTTGCTATCATTTAATAATTGAGTTATATTATTTGAGAGAACTCTTAAGCTATCTAATTTTTTTATATTATTTAATTCGTTATTTAAAAACCACATACTAATTAAACTTAGAACTGTTAACATACTAGTAAAAGATTTAGTTGATGCAACACTAATCTCTGAACCAGCATTTAAATATACACCACAATCTACTTCACGTGCTATTAATGAGTCTACTTTATTTATAATTCCCATTGTTAAACATTTTTTTTGCTTACAAATTTTTAAACAATTATATACATCTATTGTTTCACCTGATTGGGAGAGAAAAATACATAAAGTATTAGAGTTATTTCTATTATTTGGTAAAGTATTTTCATTAAATTCACAAGCATTAACAATTTTAACATTTACAAAATAGTTTATTTCATTAAAATATATTTCTCCTAATAAGCACGCATTATAACTAGTACCGCACCCAATCAAATATACAAAGTCAATAGCATTAATATTGTTTATTAAGCGGTCAAGTCCCCCCAATTTTATTCTATTATTATTAATTCGTCCTCCATAATTGTATGCTTTTTGTATTGTTTCTGGTTGTTCCATTATTTCTTTTAACATCCAATGCGTATAATGTTTTTTAGCATTGTGAAAATCTTCATATATTGCTCTTTTTACATTATTAGTATTGCTATTAGTATTGCTATTAGTATTGTTATTATTTGATAAATCAAATTCACTATTTTCATCTAAAAATTTATAATTATTATTATTAATTTTTACAATAGTATTATCATTTAATGGAATATAATCATAAACTAATCCAATAAATCCATTTGTTTCTGAAGCACAAATTATATAATTATTATTATATCCCAAAAGTAATGGAGAACCTTTTCTTGTTATATAATATGTATCTGGTATTTTTGTATAAATTATAACAAGAGCCCAAGTTCCTTCTAGTTTTTGTAAACTTTGTTGGAGTGCTTCTTCAAAATTATCACTAGTGGATGTATAATATTCAATTAAATTAGCAATAACTTCACTATCTGTATCACTATAAAATTTATAATTATTTGCTATTAAAAATTCTTTAATAACTAAGAAATTATTAATTATACCATTATGAACCAATATAATATCTCCATTTTGTGAATAATGTGGATGTGCGTTACAATCTGTTTTACCTCCATGTGTTGCCCATCTAGTATGTCCTAAAGCAAATTTAGAAAAAATATTGCTTTCTAAATTTTTCTTTACATATATATGCTTTAATAAATCAAAGCAATCTTTTTTGGAAGTAGATGCCTTTTTTAATATGTCATGTTTATTTGTATTTGAATTCATATAACATATTCCCATCGAGTCATAACCTCTATTTTGTATTAATTCTAGACTATTAAATATATGATTCAAAGCATTTATATTTTTTATAGAATATATAAATGTTATTCCACACATTGGTTAAATTAATATATTAGTTAGTATAAAAGTTTTAATTATTAATATTAATTATTTTATTAATATTAATTATTTTATTAATATTAATTATTTTATTAATATTAATTATTTTATTAATATTGGTTTGATTTGTAACATTTTTAAAAATCCTCTCCAAATTCAAAAGTATTTACTTTTGAATCTTTTGTTGCGAGAGAATATTCACTTACACGATCTTCAAAAAAATTGGTTTTTGTTTCAATACTAATATTTTCCATCCATTCAAAAGGATTTTTGCTCTCATAAATTTTATCACCTCCTAATTGAAGACTTAGGCGATCAGCAACAAATTCAATATAATCTTTCATTAAAACTTGATTCATGCCAATTAATCTACATGGAAGTGCTTCAGTAATAAATTCAAGTTCAATTGTTACTGCTTCACTAATTATTTCATGGATTTTTTGCTTTTTTAGTGGTTTTAATAATTTACTATGTAATAATACAGCAAATTCTGTATGTAATGCTTCATCGCGTGATATTAATTCATTGGAAAATGTTAATCCGGGCATCAATCCACGTTTTTTTAACCAATAAATAGCACAAAATGCTCCTGAGAAAAATATTCCTTCAATACACGCAAACGCAACTAATCGTGTGGCAAAATTGGATTTTTTATCATTTATCCATTTAATAGCCCACGCACCCTTTTTTTTGATACATTCATATTCATCTAACGCATTAAATAATTTTGTCTTTTGTGCTTTATCTTTTATATACGTATCAATTAAAGTAGAATATGCTATAGAATGAATATTTTCCATAGCAATTTGAAATCCGTAAAATGCTCGCGCTTCACTTAATTGAACTTCACCCATAAAGCGTACACCTAAATTTTCTAATACTATCCCATCACTTGCTGCGAAAAATGCCAAAATCATAGATATAAAATGTCTCTCGTCATCGGTTAAATTTTCCCAATCTTTATTGTCTTTTGATAAATCAATTTCTTCAGCCCTCCAAAATAAATCTTCTGCTTTTTTATACATTTTCCAGATGTCTTGGTCTTTAATTGGAAACATTACATAACGATTATGGTCTTCTTGTAATAACGGCTCTACACTATTTTTGTTCATCCTAAATAATATATGCATAGATTTTTATATTTTTTCAATATATATTATAAAAATTTAAATTATATATTATAAAAAATTTAAATTTTCAATTATATAAGTATAAATATTAATTATATAATTTTATATTTATATTTATATAAATATAAGTATAAATATGAATACAAATATAAAATTCAAATTACCAAGAAACATTATTTCTAATAATGTTATAAAAAATATGCTATATATAATTAGTTTAGCATTAGCAGTAAGTTATATTATAAATGAACAAAATTTAGCACTCATAAGTTTAATATTAATTGCTTGTGGAGTATATGTATTAAATAAAAGTGTTATTATAGCTTTGTTTAGTTCAATTATTATTACTAATTTATTGCTATCAATGAATTATTTTAAAACTATTAATATAATAGAAAATCTTCAAAATGGCGACAATTGTTGCCCGGGACAAACATTTTATACTTCTAATTTATTAAATTATAACACTTTAAGTGAAAATATAAATAATAAAAATACTTGTGACAAAATGGAAAGTGATATAAGCGGACACCTTGCTAGTATTTCCAATGATGATTCAAAAAAAGCCATATTTTTGTCAATGTTATATTCAAATAATGATTATGCTAAAGCAATAAGTATATGCAATACTATGGATCCAAATAGTTCTACTTATAATATGAAAGGATCATTATTTAAAAAATCCGAAACAAATATTAATGTATTAGAAAGTCCTGATACATTACCTAAAGATATATTAGATATACTAGCATTTAGTAATATTAATAATAATTTAAATAGTAATGATAAAAATATTTTAGAAAAAAACGTAATTGAACCATTACAAAAATTAAATGAAAATTTAATAGATTACGCAAGAGAAAATAATTTACAAAGACCAATAACTATTTCAGATTTAACAAATGTTCAGCTAACTCAATTACAAAGTATAAAAACTATATTATTAAACTTATATACTTTATCTAATACACCATTAACAACAACAACAAAAAAAGATACAACTTATACATTGTTAGGTAAAAATAATGCTACAAATACTTATCAACCATTAGGAACACAATATATATTAAATATAGACCAATTTTTTGATTGTTCAGGTACTATTCAAAATAGTAATAGTGGTGAAACATTCTCAGCATCTGATATTATGGATTTAAGTAATAATAATTATTTTGGAACATCTGGTCGCTCTGTTATTCAAGGTGGACTAGGAGATGCCAGTTATAATCCTTATGGAACATTAACACAAGCAGATTTATACCCAAGTAATAAAGATTTAGAAATGGAATTACGTAGATTAGAAACATTACCAGCATCTGGAAATGCTCCTGTTAATGTAATAAGTAGTTATTTAAATGCAATAAATAGTTTTTATGAAAAACAAATACAAAATTTAACTGGTCTTAAAACTAACACATTTACTCAAGATTCAATAGAAGATATATATAGTATTCAAACAAAAAAACCTACATTTTTTACATATGATAATACTTATAATAATCAGTATCAATGTCAAGATAGTATAACTGGAAATTCAGCATTTAAATATTGTGGTCCATCAGCATATTATGAAATTCCCAAATTTTAATATAACTTTTTTAACTTTATAAAATATATATTATATAGTTTATATATAAATTATATAAACTATAATGTATGGTTATGACCCTATATTTTTAGAAAAAAGAAAATTAAGTGAATGGTTAGAAGAATCAGAGGACAATATTTTAGTAATTTTTGATAAAAATAGTTTGAAATTTTCTGCGTCACCAAATACTCCTATGAAACATAAATCACAAGACAAGGTTTTTTGTTTGAAAAAACAATTTTTATTTAACCCAGAAATAAAAGACATATATATAAAATGTATTATAGAAAATGAACAAATTATGGTAAAAAAGACATATGCTAATAAAACTACTTATAATAACATAGGATATTATATTAATAAAAATGTGTTAATTGATATTAAAACTATTAAACCTTCATTACATGAAAAACGCATTTTTAAAGTTTCAATAAATAGTGAAGATGAAGATAAAAATGGAGAAAATATGTATATTTCAAAAGAAACTTTAGCATTATCTAAAATTGGAGTATTTAAAAACAAAGAAATAAATGCACTAGATAAAAAAATTATTAATAAAAATATTCCATATAAAGAAGATGTTTATTTTGAAAAGTTATTATCAAATGCATTGTTTGATTATTCTTATAAATGGGATGGACCAATAAATTCTTATTTACGATTAGGTCTCCCCTATTTTTTGACTCCTATTTTTAATCAAACATATAAAGTTTATGGAGACACTAAAAAAACTGCTCTTTTTGCAATTTTAGCAAAAATAGAAGATTTAGATAGAGCATTTTTAGAAGCCGCACCAAGACACGAAGACTCGGAAAAAGCCTATTTTAGAGGAATGAAACAACCTTTTGAAAATTTTAAAAAAGAAGGTGACTCAATAACAGTACAAAATTTTTTGTCTATTACTACAAACTTTAAGGTAGCACTAGGATTTTCAGGAATAGGAAAAGCTGGACAAGCAAAATGTTGCGTATATAAAATTTTAGTATCAAATGGTGTACCATATATAAATATGGTAAATACAACAAAATATAAAGCTGAAAATGAAACATTATTACCAAGAAATTTAAAATTAACTCTTATAAAAAAAGCAACATTGCCACATCAATATTATGGTGAAATTCCAATAATAGTTGTAAGAGTTTCATTACAAAATAATGACCAATTTAAAATTCCTAGTGGTTGTAAGAAATTTTATTTAGGAAAATTAATTGGTGTTAACTCGTCATATTTAGACTTAACTACTAAAACTGAAACTGAAACTGAAACCAAAAGTAAAAATAAAACCAAAAATAAAGCCAAAAATGAAATAAGTGTGCCTATATTAATTGAACCTACAAAAGTAATACCAGAAAGAAAGAATATAACAAAGAAACAAACAACTAAATCAAAACGTTGCCCCAATGGAACTCGTAAAAATAAAGTAACAGGTCTATGCGAACCAATTATAACAAATTCTGTTATAAAAGAAAATAAACCATTAAAACAAAAAACAAAATCTAAGCGATGCCCTAATGGAACTCGTAAAAATAAGATAACTGGGCTATGTGAAAAAATTAATGAAGTTTAAATTAATTAATTAATTCTTTAATGAAAATTCTTTAATGAAAATTCTTTAATGAAAATTCTTTAATATTATTATTATTTAATAATAATATGAGAGATTGTTGTGCTAGCACAAAAAGAGCCAAAAAATGTAAAAGAAAAGATGGTAAACTATTTAGTCTTCCACGAAAATTTACAAAAAAACGTTGTGCTCATATTAAAGGTTTTACTATGCGTTCATCATGTGCGCCATATAAATATTGCTAAATTTATTTACTGTAGCTATAAAATAAAAATGCTGCACTAGCACCCAATAGTTGAGCAATTATATATACTATAAATTTGGAAACATCTATTTTTTTAGATAATAACATCATATAACTTACTGCTGGGTTAAAGTTGCCTCCGGAAACTTTGCCACCAAAATAAATAACAGATGCTAAAGTAATACCTATTGCTAAAGGATCACCAGACATTAGAATTACTGCCAAGAAAATAAAAGTTCCTATGAATTCTGTGAAAAATTCTATCAACATTTTATATATATAAATTATAAATTATAAAATATAAATTATAAATTATAAATTATAAATTATAAATTATAAATTATAAATTATAAATATAAAATTTAAAGAAAACATCAAATTTATATAAAGTTATGAATAAATCTCTAGCAAAATCTACTATTTATGACCCAGATACAAATTCTGTAAAGTATGTAGATGATACATATGATGGCAAACCATTTTTTAGAAAAAATTGTGGTAAGCCTAATATGTTCTTAGCATATTCAATAAAGATGGAATTTACTATAGTTAAAATATTAATGGAACATCCACATCCAAATATTGTATATTATTATGACATTAATAGTAAATATGTTGACATGGAACAAGTAGAAACACCTAATTCAAATCCATTATATATAAATGTTATGACACACGAAGACTTAAATGAAATAATAGAAGTAATGAGTAAAGTAAAAGATTTTTTACAAGCATTAGGAATTATGTATATAGATTGGAAATTCGATAATATGGGAAAATGTGTGGATGGAAAATATAAATTATTTGATTTTGATGCGTCTGGACTAATTGATTTAAAAACACAACAATGGAAACTCAAAGCAAATCCTATAACTTGGAGTTATAGACACGCAATACAAAATGGAGCACAAACACCAAAAGAAATGGATGATTGGTCTTTTAACTATAATATTATTGAAGAAGGAAAAAAATTGGTTAAAAATTAATGGACACATAAATAAACAAATTTACCATAAATAAACATGACTTAATATTTTGGCATTATAATAACCGTTTGATTTTCTTTTTTCTAATGCTATTGCTGCCCCTCTTTTTTTTGTTCCAGAGTGCCTGTTAAAATAATTTTGCATACGCTTGCGATCATTGTGATTCTTATAAGCATATAATTTTAAAGGTGTTCTGTCTTTAAATTGTTGATAATCTGACGCACCAAAATGTATTTTACGTATTTTCTGTGTTGTTTTATTTTTAACATAGGCTGTATATTTTTTGCCCGTTATTTTACTTCTCTCGAATTTTATTATTTTTTCATGCATATTTTATTTTAAATTATATATAGTAAAATAAAATAATTATATAATATAATAAAATAAAATAAAATAATGAATGTACCAATTAAATATTTACCTAAACACATAACTAAAAAAGATAAAAAAATAATTTCAAATGAATTAAAAAAATCACGCAAGGCTTATAAAAAAAATAGTTATATTACGCGAAAACATATTACATCATATAAATCCAAACCTTCGCAACATATATTAAATGTAAAAAAATTATATAATGTTGATAAATTAGTAATTAATTCTAATCTCTCAAAAAAAACTGGATGTTCTATAAATTCATTACGTAAAATTGTAAATAAAGGACAAGGTGCTTATTATTCATCTGGTTCAAGACCAAATCAAACTAGTCATAGTTGGGGACTAGCGCGGTTAGCCAGTTCTATTAGTGGAGGAAAAGCATCAGCAATAGATTATAAAATATTAGAAAATGGATGTAGTAAATCATCTAAAGCACTAAAATTGGCCAAAAAGGCAAAATTAAAATATAATTTTGGAACACGTAGAGTAAGAAAAACTAAACTATTTTAATAATTAATTTATTTAGAATATACTAATCCGGCAAATCCATTTTGAAATAATAATATATTATATTTTTCTTCTATTACATATAAATTATAATAGTATTTGTAAATACTAGTGGGGTCTCTTGATACTCCTATAGGTGAACCTGTTTCATCGCAAATAACTGTAAAATTTGAATTTATCTCATCAATAGGAGGATTACTATAATTATTATACTCAAATTCAATAGTTTTAAATAAATTTGTATTAAATGCTCCATTTGGTTGTTGTTTAAATGGGTCTGTTGTAAGTGAAAAATTATAACAATATAATCCTGTTTTTAAACATGCCCCATTAGATTTATTATATTTTTCTAGTTTGCTAAAAATATTACTATCAAATTCTTGTTCTCTATATTTACCATCACAAATTATAGCAAAATTCTTCATTATTTCACATTGATTTGTTTGTGAATATACATCAGGACTATAGCCTGTTATATAAATATTTTTTGAAATATCACTACTATAACTAAATTGTGGACTATAATATCTAAATTGACTAGCAATTATAAGTTTTTCTAAATCATTAGGAATTTTGTCTTCATATAACCAATTTGTATAATTAGACCATTCATTTCTAGAAGCAACATCACTTCTTTGAAAATACCACATCCACCCACTTATTAAACCTTTTGACTCTATTTTAACTTTATTTGATTTTATAACTTTTTCAAAATTATATTCATTTATTTCTCGTATTAAATAGGTCTGACTATTTTTAGCAAAATGTTTTCGTTCTGTTTCTTCTAAAAAACATTGTGTACATATTAAATGAATATTACTATTTATAGTTGTTCTAAAATTTTTATAACTATCAATATTAGAAATTAAATCTCTAATTGGTGGAGGATGTATAAATCTTTTAAATTGATAAACAAAATTATTTTGATTAGCTTGAATTTGTGGAAAATTATTATAAGGTATAGGATTTGTAGAATTATCATATAATACCTCTTTTATTGTATATAATTCATTAATAGGTCTTAATGTAAAATCAATAACTAATTCACTATATTGTAAACATATTAGTGGTAATGCCATTAAAGATGACATAGAAAACCAACTATTTATTGGTATATATAAATTATAATCACGTATTGATGGTTCAATACCACTAATATCAGAACTAATGTAGTCAACATTAAAATTAAACGCACTTGGATAGTTATTGTTTCTATTATTATAATTTGCTGGGTCATTTAATTCGCTAATATTTCCTGTCATTTTATCAAAAATTGCCTTTTTATGAGCATCAAAATCACGCTCTACTATATTTTGTAAATAGTGACCACTATATTTTTGTATTGTTGTGCCATCAATAGTTATATTAACTTCTTTAATTATTTGACAACCAATATTTTTAATCCATTTAAACTCATATGGTCTATATTCATTGTTATAGTTTAAAACAGGACTCCATATTTTGGGTAGTTTTATTACTAAATACATATCCATTAGCAAATCTCCATAACGCAAAATTTTAAAACTAAATTTTGAAATTTTTGTAATATCTAATTCTGTTTGTCCTATTTGATCGATTCTAAATTTTTGTAATCCAAAATTAGTATATTTAGAATATGTTGACTTAAAAAAACTTTTAGTTGGATTACCAGTCAAAATAATATTTTGATTACCTAGCGCTATTAAATTTAATAATCCACCTGCCATAATATTAATTAATATAACATTATAAATTTTATTTATGTTATAATATATTTTAAATTTTTTATAATATATTATAATGTAATTATAATATATAGTAATTATAATTACATTATGTCAGAGTCAGAGTCAGACACAAATAGAAACCTATATGACAATGTAATTAAGAAAATGGATGGTCAAGAAATGCTACTAATAACATTAGGAATTATTACATTATTATTAGTAGTTTTATTTAGTTGGATTTTTGATAGATTAGGATTAAAGGATAGATCATGTGGCAAATTAGATACATATTATCCAAATTTAACAAATGAGTCTTATTTTAATAATAATACTTATATTAAATCAACTGCTAAACCATATTTTGATAATTCAAATAATACATTAATTAATTATCATGTTAAAAGTTCATACAATTCTTGTTGTGGAGATGGATATAAAAATAATTTTGTTGCTTTATGTGCTTTAGAAAAATGTATTGCTAATGGTTGTAGATTTTTAGATTTTGAGATTTATTCATATAATAATGATCCTATTGTTGCGTCATCTACCGCAAATAGTAATTATATTAAAGAAACATATAATGCTTTATTATTAAGCGAAGTATTAAATGTTATAACGGAAAGTGCTTTTGATGGAGTTAAAACTATATGTGCTAATGACCCATTAATATTAAATTTTAGAGTAATGAGCACAAATTTAAGTATGTTAGAAAAAATGGGTGATTTATTTGAAGAATATTTAGATAGAAGTATTAATTCAAATTTTTCATTATTAGCAAATTATAAAGATGCTTCTGTATTAAGTGTAAAAATGACAGATTTATACAGAAAAATCATAATTATTTGTGATTTTAATCCCGAACCTAATATTATTATAAATCCTAAATTAGTAAAATTACAAAAGTATATTAATTTAAAAGGTAAAAGCTTGTATTGTAATACTTATAGATATAATGATATAGTTGCTAAAGACGGCACACCACAATTTATTGAAGATACAAAAAGAAAATTTACAATTGTTTTACCAAATTTAGATAATTCAATAAAAAATTTTGATAGCATTAGTTCTTTTGTACATGGATGTCAGGCAATTTGTATGAAGCATCAAAATTTAGATAGTAATTTAATTGGTTATAACAAACAATTTGAACTTGTTGGAATATTTTCTTGGAAAATGAAAGAACCAATATTATTAAATATAGCAGCCGCACCTCTTGCTACTCCACCAGGAGTTGGATTAAATACTTATTCAAGCTCAAGTATTACTACTAGTTTAGTTGGTCGAATTACAGGAGGAGGTGGAGGCGCTAGCCAAACTGGAGGTGCTAGCCAAACTGGAGGTGCTAGCCAAACTGGAGGTGCTAGCCAAACTGGAGGTGCTAGCCAAACAGGAGGCAGTAACCAAAATGGAGGCGTAAGCAGTGGTGCTGGTCCATTCCCTACTATGGGTAGTGGCGGTACTGGCGTTCCAGAAGGACATGAATATTAAATAAATTTTTAATGATTTATTAAAAATTTTAATAATATATAATTATATATATAATATACAATTATATGAAAGAATCATATGAAGAAAAAGAATTGAAAATATTAAGAAATGCCATAGATAATGCTACATATATTATTGGAAAAAAATTAGTCCAATCAGATACTATTAAAAATATTATAGAAATATTAGAAACCTTTTTACGAACACACAAAATATTATGTTATGGTGGAACTGCTGTAAATAATATATTACCAGAACAATATAGATTTTATAATAAAAATATTGAAATACCAGATTATGATTTTTTTTCACCTTACGCTATGGAATATGCGAGAGATTTAGCAAATATATATTATAAAGCAGGTTATGAAGAAGTAGAAGCAAAATCCGGAGTTCATAGTGGAACATACAAAGTATTTGTAAATTTTGTACCAATTGCTGATATTACTTTATTAGACAATAAATTGTTCCAAAATGTTTCAAAAAAAGCAATAAAAATAAACGGAATTAATTATTGCCCACCAAACTTTTTACGTATGGCAATGTATCTTGAATTATCTCGCCCAATGGGGGACGTATCTAGATGGGAAAAAGTCCTTAAACGGATTAGTTTGTTAAATAAAAATTATCCATTAAAAGGTTTGTTATGCGATAAACAAGATTTTCAAAGAAAATATGAAGGGAAACAAGAGGACCAAGCAGCCATATATGAAATAACTAGAACATCATTTATTAATCAAGGTTTAGTTTTTTTTGGAGGTTACGCATCAACTTTATATAGTAAATATATGCCATATAAAGAAAGAAGACAAGTTTCCAATATTCCAGATTTTGATGTATTAAGCGAAAACCCTCAAGAAAGTGCTACTATTTTAAAAGAACAATTAATCTATGAAGGTTATAACAATGTAAAAATTTTTAAAAAACAACCAATTGGTGAATATATTGATGTTCATTATGAAATTATTGTAAATAATGATGTAATAGCATTTATTTATAAACCTACTGCTTGTCATAGTTATAATTTAATAAATATTAATGGACAAAAAATAAAAGTAGCATCAATAGATACCATATTAAGTTTTTATTTAATATTTATATACGCAAATAGACCTTATTATGATGAAAACAGATTATTATGTATTGCTGAGTATTTATTTAAAGTTCAATTAAAAAATCGTCTTCAACAAAAAGGGTTATTACGAAGATTTAGTGTATTATGTTATGGTAAGCAAAAAACATTAGAAGATATGAGAGAAGAAAAAGCCAAATTATATGCTAAAATTAAAACAAACGAAATATCACGTAACTCAAAATTATATAATTTGAATTTTTTTAGATATATACCCAAAGAACATTATAGCACATTAAATAACTCAAAGAAAAATAACAAACATAGTATTAAGCATACAAAGAAATATAAAAATTATTAAATATTATATATTTTATATTTTATAAAATATACATTTACCCTCTTTTATTGTTTTTGCCAACTTATATTTTTTACAAAAAACCTTTCTAGATTTTAATTTTATAAAATCTGAACTATTAAAACGCTTTAGTCTTTGACTTAAATTTTTTTTAGTAAAACTTTTATTTACATAATCAATAAAAGGAGAAAATAATTTTGTATTGTTTATTTCTGGGTGTCCTTGAAATCCAAAAAATGGATATTTTTTGTGTTTTACTATATCTATAAACTCCTTATTGTTTTTATCTAAACTAGTAGCAATAACTTCATAATTTTTATTTTTTTGTTTTCTATATTCTCCTAATCCTAATGCTAATGAATTATTATGAACTAATTTTTTAGTTTTGTTAAAATACTTTTTATATAATTTTCCTATTTTATTATTGCTAAATTGTGGTATTGTTTTATAATTTGAATATGAGTTTACATTAATAAAAGTATTGCTAATATTTTTTTTTGTTAAATTATAATTTTTTTCAATTAAAATCATATTTTCATAACCATGACATATTGCTAATATTGGTATTGGTCTATTATTATTAGCAAGAAATTTAACTTTTTTAACTATATATTTTTGTGTTAAAAAATGTTGCTTTATAGAATTATTATTATAATAATTACCTATTTGACTCCCTGGAAATAATATACCATTTAAGTTAGATACTATTTTATTTAATTCTAATTTTTTAATAGTATATGGAATTATAATATAATCAATAGAATTTTGTTCTAAAAATTTAATTAAATTTTCTTTTAAAAATATTTCACTTGAATTATTATTTTTTATATAAGGTGTTGCTAAAATACCTATTAATGGTTTAGTTTTAATCATGCTAATAGTATTACTACTATTAGCAAATATATTTACATAAGTTAATGAAAAATTTATTTATTACTAGTAGTACTAGTTATTTTACAATGATTTTTTAAATAATTATTAAAAACCATAACCAATAATGCTTACATATTATTATAAAATGCATAAAAATATATAAAATGTATAAAATTTATATATTTTTTTAAATTAACTAATAACTAATAACTAATAACGTATGTTTATAATCTTGGGAAACCAACCAAATTAGCACCAATACCAAAACCAGCACCTGATCTAGCACTTACACCCATGGTAGGAATAAAAGTATCTAATATAGAGAATGTGGCAGCCGCCATTAAAGCAATAATAGCAATTTCTTCCATTTTTAATGGTTTTTGTGGAATGACAAAAGCAACTATTGCAACCATTATACCTTCAATCAAATATTTCACAGCTCTTTTTACTAATTCACCCATACTGAAATTCATTTTGTTTTATAATAATACTAAAGAAAAAATTTATATTTATACACAAATTATATTAAATTAATTAAATTAAATTAAATTAAATTAAATTAAATTAAATTAAATAAATTAAATTAAATAAATTAAATTAAATAAATTAAATAAATAAGATTTAATTAAATTTTATAAATTTACCTAAATAATTAATTAAAGTTAATAATTTGTGTATTTAAAATTTGTTTTTAAATATAATGTTTAATATAATGTTTAATATAATGTTTAATATAATGTTTAATATAATGTTTAAATAAAATACTTAAAATTATATTAAAATACTATTCTATAAAATGTTTAATAAAAAATCTTCTAAATCTTCTAAATCTAAGGATAAAGACAAAACAGAAAATAATTTAGAAAAAGCAAAATATGTAGATTTATTAGATGAAGATAAACCTATAAGCGGTCAAAAATATGTATGCTTAAGTTTTATTTCTCCTGAAGACCATATTAAAAATAAAGAATTATTTTATTTTGAAAAATTCTTAAAGAACTTTGAGTTTAAAAAAACTTTTGAAAAATATACTCAATTTTTGAGTTTTTTAGCATATAAATATAATTTAGATTTTAATAAATTAACAAAAGATATGGAAGAGTTTGTAGAAGAGGAAAAAGAGAATCTATTTTTAACTACTTTAGATGATGAATATAAAACATTTATTGATGCTAAAGAAGAAGCATTACAAAAAGAATATAATGAATTACATCAATTTCAAACAAATACAAGAGGCATTAAGGTACGTGGAGTATTCGGTTCACAAGAAGAAGCAGAAATGAGATGTAAGATGTTAAGAGAAATAGACCCGAATCATGATGTTTACGTTGGTGCGGTTGGTATGTGGATGCCTTTTCACCCAGAAGCATATAAAACAGGACGTGTTGAATATTTAGAAAAAGATTTGAATGAACTTATGAGTCATAAGAAGAAAAATGATGAAATATCTAAGGAGCAATTTAAAGAACGTGTAAAAGAAAGTAAAAAGAAAGCAATTGAAGAAAATATTGCTAAAGCTCGCAAAGAAGGCAATAAATTAATGCAAACAATAGACGAAGAAGGTAATTTAATAAATGCAGATAAAATGGATGTTCCTGGTAAAAATTTGCTTTTTGGTGACAAAGAAGACGATGATGTATCTACTGCTGATTTACGCAAAGAATTATTTGAGGCTGAAGATGTTATTGTAGGAAGAAAGAAAGATAATGATCATGGTTTAGGGGAGCTATTAGAAAGACAAAAAGAACGTGCCAAAAAAGCAACGACACAAGAAGAATCAGATAATATTGAAAATGGAAAAGAGTCTGTATCTGATTCTACTAAAAATACTTCATAATAATACTAATAATTACCGCATATATTTATTATATTTTTTAATAAATATTATAAATAAAATAAACATTATAAATATTATAAAATTATTACCATTTTGTTTTGCGTACATTAATCTTTGGTCCTTTTTTCTTATCTCTTATATTTGGGTCATACATTTCTTCTTCATTATCAGAATCTAAATTTTTACTAATTTCCCAAAATTCTTTTGAACCTAATTTAAATGTTTTATGATGGTCTGCTTTATACCAAAAAATTTGGTCTTGTAATTTATTTGATTTGGCATTATTATTTATTACTAAACATTCAAAATTTTCTGTACATTGATCCATAACTTGACAAAAACTTTCAAATGTTGGAAACATACCAGCGTAATTTTCATAAATACGTCGTCTATTTGCTATATATGGTTCGCGTAAAATGAAAACATAATCAATATTTGTACGTAAATTAGGAGGAATACCTAAAGGATATTGCATAGTAATAACAAGCATTATTTTCCAATGACGCCCATTCATAAAAAGTAAACGCATCATTTTATCTTTAGTCCAACTACCATCATATAAACAATCATCTAAAATCACAAACGCACGCGGGTCTATATTTGATTTTTTATAAACTTCTATTTCTTTTTTTACTTGCTTCAATACTGTTTTTTGCCTTTTTAAAATATTTTCTATAATCGCAGTATTGTATTCATCATGAATAAAAAGTTTTGGAACATGTTCAGCATAAAAACCATTGCCTGCTTCAGTTCCACTAATAACAGTCCCTATTGGTATATCTTGATGATAATAAAGAAGATCTCTAACCAAATATGATTTACCTGTATCGCGACGACCTATTAAAACAATAACTGGTCCCTTATTTTCATCTGGTCTAAAACTAATAGTTTTAATATCAAATTTTTTTAATTCTAATGTCATTATGTTTATTAATAATATTATATAATCTAAGATTTAACTAAATAACCTAAGATTTAACTAAATAATACAAAAAAGTAAATAAACTATTTAGTAATAGTTAGTAATATTTACTAATATTTAGTAATATTTAGTAATATTTACTAATATTTACTAATATTTAGTAATATTTAGTAATATTTAGTAATATTTAAAAATAATATTTGTGTTATAAATAAGAAAAATAAGTATTTTTAATTTATTAAATGGAATTAAACTATAGAAAAAATAACAACAAGCAACTTTTTGAAACAATTAGCAATACTGAAACTTTGAATATAACAAATATACAAAATTATTTTCCATTATATAACCAGTTTTTTGATTTAAATAGTAATAATTATAATACTATTAATCTAAATAATAGTTATAAATTAGAAGCTATAACAGATAAAATTAATTATAATAAATTTTTAGGCACAATATGTGATATATGTAATAACGTATGTAGCAAAAATATTTTTATTAAATATAGTCCATTAATAGACCCAGTTAAATATATGTTAGGAAAATATGATAATAGTTATAATATTTTAGAATTACCTAAATTTTATAATAGTAATCATATAAATAATTATAGTGATTATCACAAAAAATATAAAAAAATATTAGATCCAAATAACTCAGCATATATTGATGGTTTTTTTTCATTTTTATCTAGTTGCTTATTAAATAACTATAGTTTTTATAATGGATTAAATTATTATGGTGCATTTTTAGGAATAAAAAATAATTTTAAAGTCAATATTTCAGAAGATTTAGAATTTTTAAATGAATCTGAGCATTTTCACAAATATAGAAATAATTTATTTACAATTGAAGCAAGTGAAAAAATGAAAAATATTTTTGGCAAAACTAATAAATATAAAAAATCATTATTAATAAATACTCCTAGCACTAATGAAATAAATATTGAAGACATAATAGAAGATTTAAGTGAAGATTTAAATACAAATTTAAATATTACTAATCTAAATAAACTTGAAGAAACATGTTTAGAAAATAAATCATTAATTCAAGAAGAATTAGAATTGACATATGAAAATTTAGATATTTTAGATAAATTATCTACAAAATCCAGTAATTATAATACAAGTAAAAATGAAACAACTAATTCGGAATCGTGTTCTTCTAGGTCATCAAATACAGAATCATTATATACAAATACAAGCGAGTCAGATGAATCAAGTAGTGAAGAAAGTTATGATGATGAAGAAATATTTTGTTCAATAGATAAATTCCCTGTTAAAATTATAGCATTAGAATGTTGTGAAGATACATTAGATTCTTATATTTCTAGTAAAAAAATTAAAGATGATGAATGGGAATCTATTATTTTACAAATATTATTTACATTAATTACATATCAAAAAGTTTTTCATTTTACTCATAATGATTTACATACAAACAATATAGTTTATGTAGTAACAGAAAAGAAATATTTGTATTATAAATTTAATAATAGCCATTATAAAGTTCCCACATTTGGCAAAATATATAAAATAATTGATTTTGGAAGAGCAATTTATAAATTTAAAAATAAATTTATGTGTAGTGATAGCTATTCACAAGATGGAGATGCTGCTACACAATATAATTGCGAACCTTATTTAAATGAAAATAAACCGCGTTTAGACCCTAATTATAGCTTTGATTTGTGTCGCTTAGGATGTAGTTTATTTGATTATTTTATTGATGATTTAGAGGATATTAAAAAATTAAAATCTCCTATTAAAAAACTAATGATAGAGTGGGTTTTTGATGATAAAAATAAAAATATATTGTATAAAAATGATGGTTCTGAGAGATATCCTGATTTCAAACTATATAAAATGATAGCACGTAATGTTCATAAGCATACTCCACAAAATGTATTAAAAAAACCACTATTTGAAAATTATATAATAGCAAAAAAGAAAATTAATAATCCAGAAGCAATATTTAATATTGATGACTTACCAATTATGGTGTAAAATTTATTTTATATTTTATATTTTGTTATAAAATATAAAATATATTATTAAAAATCTGGTTCATTTGTAAAAGCACTTAATGATTCTTTTGAGTTGCCTATTATTTCATTAATATTGAGTTGTTCTAATCCAAACATTGAAACCATACTGCACAAAAATACTATTAAACTATCTTTTGTGATATTTTTAAATGATATTTCTTCTTTTGTTATATATTTCATATCTATTATTTTATATATCATAAATATAATACTAATTCCTAATGATGGTAGTATAAAATTCATTTATTATTATATTATTACAAAATAAATGAATTTTATATATATAACGAATTAACTTATTAGTTTATTAGTTTATTATAATTTTATTTTATTTTAATTCTTCAATATCTAAATCTAAATCAGATTTTTCATCATCAGTACTTATTTCAGTTTTTAAATCTAAAATATCTAAGTCTATTTCGTCGGGATCATTTTTAATATTTTTAATATTTAATTCGCTTGCTGGAATTTTCATTTTATCTATTTTTAATTTGTAATTTTCTTCATTATCTGAATCATTGTTAGACTCACTATTAGAGTCATCATTAGATTCATCTTTAGTATTATGACTAGACCCTGATTTTGATACATATGGAGTCTCGTTATTTTTAACTATTTCTAAATTGTCTTCATTTAAATCTTTTGTGGCATTTTTAAGTGCTTTTTTTAAGTTTGTTTTACTTTCTTCTTTTATTTTTTCAAGTGCCTCTTTTTTAATTTTTTCTAATTCTTTTGCTTCTTTTAGTTTATTAAGTTTTTCTAATGCTTCTTTATCTGTGACAATTTCTTTCTTTTCTTCTACTTCAACATCTGTTTCTTGTGTCTCATCTAAATACATTTGTAATATGTGTTCAATAGGAATACTATCTCTTATTGTATTTAAAATACATTCTTTTACTATTAATTCTAATTCTCTATTATTTTTTTGTACTTGTAATGGTTTTATATTTGCTTCAAATAAATATATATTAACATATACTTTTCTAGCAACATTTATATATGTTTTATGTATAAATTTACCTAAATCTGGTATATCAATATTAATTTTTTTTTGTTTTAATCCTACACGTGAAGTTGTTAATGATTTTAATTGAGTAATATGAACACAAGATAATAAATCTTCTAAATAGTTACATGTGCTTGATGTAATTATTCTTTGTTTTTCATTTTCAACTATTTCAGAACTCCATTTTGGTATATTATTTAAAAAATTTTGAAATGTCATTAAATATTTAGACTCTTCATCATTTTCTTTGCAAACATTATAGGCTTCTGAAAAAACAGACCTTAAACCTTCAATAATACATGGTGCTAAAGTATTAGTTAATCTAGCACACCACTCATTTTTTGATTCAATTATTGTTGATAATGTATAATCATCCATATTTATAATTTAATTTTTATTTTTTAAATAAAAATTAAACTAAATTGTTTACTTAATTACTTAATTACTTAATTACTTAATTACTTAATTACTTAATTACTTAATTAAATATTATTAAATATTGAAAAGTTTATAGTACAATTATTATTATAAAAATATAATAATATAAATATTAAAAATTCTTCACACCTTATTTCCTTTTTATAAATATCAAAAAAAAATACAAATTTTAAAAAGTCTGATTTAAAATTGGAACTATTTGTAAAATATTCTAATAAATTATTAGCACTAATTCCTTTATTATATATTAATGAACTATAATTGATTAGTACTATATTTTTAGAATTGCCACTTAAGTCTTTCATAGCATTATCTAAATTTTTAATAATTATTGTCAGTTTGCTATTAAATTTATTATTACTATTATTACAATTATTTATTGCTAAAGACTTATAAATAGTGTTTAAATTGTTAATATTACAAAATATTTCACAAAATCTAGACAATATTGGTCTAATAATTTTTGACTTATTTGCAGTAACAATAAAAAATCTTGTATTACTATATATTTCAATTGATCTTCTTAGTGCTGATTGAGCATCTAATGTTAAACTATCAGCATTTAATAGTACAATTGATTTGAAACTTGTTATATTTTTATGAATTATTGTGTTTGCGAAAAATCTTAAATTGTCTCTTATAAATTTTATATTTCCTTTTCCCAAACTACAATTTAATATGAGTGTATTATTTTCAATATTTTTATAATTTTTATAAATATATAATAATAATTGCTCTAATAAAGTTTTTTTCCCAATTAAATTATTTCCATATAATAATAAATTTGGTAAATTATTTTTATCATGTAACTCTTTCAAATTTTGTAACATTATTTAAAAGTAAAAAAAAATATTTAAATTAAAATAATATTTACATAATTAATACATATGTCTATATTATTAGTATTACATTATAAACATATATTTATAAACATAATATGAGACAAATATATAATATAATTTTTTTTATATGTAATCTTAGTGAATTGTCACATAAATTGTTTGAAAAAAATACTAATAAAATTATTGATGTTGTTGAAAACAATTTAATACATAATTATCCTAATAATAATTTTAATATTTATTATGAAAAACGCATTAAATCAAAAAAACGTATTATTTCAAAACTACAAAAATTCAAAATACCATATGATATATATGGATTAAGAATTATATATAATGATGATGCTGATTACTATAATACTAAAATTGCCTATATTATAAAAAATATTATATATGATAATTTCAATACATTAGATTTTATAAGTGATGATTATATAGCAAGACCAAAAAATAATAATTATCAAAGTTTACATGTCTACATTGTATTTAATTTGTTAATAGAAATTCAAATAAGAAATACTAATATGCATAATGTGTCTGTTAATGGAACAGCATCAGATTATTATTTATAAAGTTTTTATTTAATTAAATAATTAAATAATTAAATAATTAAATAATTGGTCAAAATTTAATATTTTAAGCAACACTTGTGAGAGATTTAGTATAAGGGTTATTTTTAAATGCGCTCAATAATGATTCATCCATTCTGGACGCATTATAATTTACATCATAACTTTGCATTCCATTTATTTCTCCCATAAATTCTCGTGATGGAATAATGCTTTGACTGTTATTGATTATGGGTTGTCTATTTTGTTGAAAAATAGCATCATTACGAGAGGTTGTTGAATTATTATGATTATTAAATAAACTCATATTTCCTTGATTAGGACGCGACTCATATGTCTTATTTGCAATATTTTGTTGAGCATAAGCACTATTATAGGGTCTCAATCCTTGAACATTTGAATTGCCATTACCAATATATTCTTTATTTGTGCTTGTTCTTTGATTATTATAATTTTGATGGTCAGTTACCATATAAGCATTTCCACTATTATTTTGTCCTTGAACATTTACATAATTCATATTTATTTTGTTTGTTGTCATTTCTCTGTTTGTAACTTTTGTTTTATCGTGTGAATTAAATAAGTGTCCTGTAGGTGTTAATCCATTTACATTTCCTGTTTCTCGTAAATTACCTATTACATTTTCTTTGCGTGTAGGTCTAAAAATGTCTAATATAGGAGCAATTGCTGCCTTTGCCATCCCATAAACTCCGCCAAATTCATTGCCCTCTTTAGAAGTTGAGCGATTATTATTTAATATATTATAACTTTGCGAACCATAATCATTAGGATTTGCGTAATTTGTACCAGTAGCACTAGCATTACTTAATGGAAGTCCTGACAAATTTTGTCGTTTTGAGTCTTCAACTTCTGCATTAGTATATGTAGCTTGACCGCTTTGTGCACTTGAACCTGTACCATAATATTCCCGACTTGTATCATTTCTATTTTCCATTGGAATTAATTGTGTGCTTCTTATTGGTGGTGCTTGTTCTACTCCAGTTGTTGTAAACCAACGATTGGGTCCTGACTCATACGATTTATCAGGTAAATGTTTTTCAATAACACCTATTTTACTATTAGGTCCTGCCATTTTTATAGGATGTAAAGCAGGACCTTGGTGACCATCTAAATCAAAAGTAGTTTTAGGTTTATTTTCAGCACGTAAGTCATCTACTGATTTAGGCATCCATGACTCACGAGCCATCATTCCAGAATTGAACCCACCACCTCCTTGTGTTCCACCAACATTAAAACCATCTGCGTTTTGGGAACCATATCCCATATTAAGACCTGGTCCAACACGCTGTGGTTCCCATAATGTGACATTAGACATCTTCATTGATTCATTCATACGAGATTGAAAAAAATCACTATTATTAGGAGTGCCATTTGGACGATGAGAATTTTCATCCGGTCTAAATAATGGAGCTATTTCTGATTTTGAAAATTGCTGACTACCATTTCCTTGTTTAGAATCTAATATAGATTCTGTTAAATTTAAATCACCGCTGTAACCGCGTAATTTTCCACCATAATAATGTTGCATATTATTATGTTTAAATTCGTCTAAATTTGCTTGCTGACCAGATAACAAATTTACTTGCGTATTTACTATTGGATTGATTTGTGGTAATGTTTCTTCTTTATAATTTGAAAAGTTTTCTGTTTTTCCAGCTCCTCCTGATAAAAATTCTCGTTTTTGAATTTTTTCTTGACTAGCACTATTTTTTATAGCTGCCTTTTTTTCTTGCTCTGATAAAATATATATACTTCCTAATATTACAATAGGTATAGCTAAAGCCGCCATATAATTTAATATATTATAATATTAAATTATATATTTAATAATGTAATAATGAATAATATATTTAATAATGTAATAAAATAATAATATAATAAAATACAAGTTTCTAAATTAAAATATGAATCTATAAAATTTATACATTTGTTATATTTCTCTCATAATCATAATTATTATTTTGTTGAAAATAATCTTTTTGAACTATTCTTGAACTAATATTATTATGAAAAGGAATACATATATTTTCTTGGGGATTTAAATGTAAGTATTTGAAATTATTAGGTACACTTAAAGTATCATTTTTTATATTAAAATTATTAACTTCTCTATATACCCACGATGGATGAGTAGCGCGAGACTGACTTGTAATTTCATCTTCATAACTTGAGTAATTATTTACATTATATATATTATTGGTGTTTAAATAGTTAGCATAATTATTTTCTTTAATGCTATCACGATTTAATTTCCTATGTAAAGAAAATAAATCACTTTCTAAATCTGTTTTATTATTTGATAAATTAGCACCCCATTTTTGTGGTTTAACATATGGATCGCTAAAATATGATGGATTTGTTCCATTTCCTGGAACATTAATATTATAATTCCCAATATTTGTAGATTCTTCTAAATATTTCTGTATTCTACATGGGTCATCGTAAAATCTAGTAAATGCCATTTATATTAATATTATAATATTAATATAAATTTTATAATATCTTAATTTATAAATATGGAATATATTCCATGCTATTATTATCATAAATAGTAACTCTAAATGTATCAGAATAGCCTTCCACAAATACAGTATCACCATTATATAAATTATCACAACCTTGTGATGAAGTACAACTTTTATTTTTAAACCTAATAGGTAATTTAATCATTCCATTTTTGTCGTTCATTGTATAAAAATTCCACTTGTCTCTATTAGAAAATAAAGGTCTTCCTAATAAGGGTAATATTGTTTCTGGACCATTTATACGTGTTAATATACCAATTTGTCTATAGTCACTATTACAAGATTGTGTTGGTACATTTATAGGTATTTTTTGTCCATTATAATTAGAATTGTTAAAAATTCTATCATCACGAAGAGGAGCACTATACGGATTTAATAATACATCATTTTCTCTAGTATTATAAGAATTTCCTAAAAATGGTATTAAATCAGATGAATTATTATGATTATTATAATTATTATGATTATTATGATTATTATGATTATTATGTGTTTTATTTAAATTTTGATTATATTTAATATTCATAAAATACAATATTGCTATTATTAATAAAACAAAAAACAATAAAGTATAATTTTCAATACATAATATGCCAGGAGGACATTTTTTAACCATATTACTTACTATAAACAAATATTATAAACAAATATTATAAATAATATTTACAATAAGTTACTGCATACTATAATTTATTACACACTACGATTAAAGCTTATATTAGCAGGTGGTTTTACATCATAATGTCCTGCTAACATATTATTCAATTTAGATTCTACTTCTTTTTCTTGATTTTTATAATTAAATTGATTGCTTGATATATTAAGTCCGGCTCTTTGGACTGCATCTACAATATAACTTTTAGCAGGATTAGCCGGTGGAACATTATCATCAGAATCTATATCTGCTTTTAATTTACTTATTCTAATATCTGTTTCTTTTTTTATTTTATTCATTATATCATAATTTTCTACTTTTACATTTGTAAAAGTATTTATTAAATTTATACTATTACTATTAAGTCTTGTATCTATATTAAATATTTTAAAAGTAATTAAAATTACTAATCCTATAATATATGTAAAATTTTTGTAAGAATTATAAACTAATATAAAAAATGTAAAATATAATAATAATATTATATAATTTTTATTAAGTAAATATACAAACAGACTATAATATGTATATAAAACTATTATATAAAATATAATAGTATAATTTAAATATTCAAAATTATGTAATTTATTATTTATTATATGTAGTATACTTAATTTCATAATATTATTATATTACTATAGCATTATATAATTTATAGTGTAAAATATTTATAGCATTATAAATTATATTAAATTATTAAATTATTATTGACTCTTCAGTTGAGATAAGGCTTGTGTAGCACTATTAAACATACCACTTAGTTTAGAAAAATCTAAATTACCAATTGAACTCATAGCATCATTTAATGCGGGAGTCATTGTTTTCAATTGTTTAATTAACTCATTTTGTTGTTTGATTAAATCTTTTGTATCGGTTGATATTGATTGAATATTATCTTTTCCCATTATTTTCTCTAAATTATCATATGCTTGTTCCATTTCTGTTGCCTTGCCCAATTGTTTTTGCATTTGGTCCTTATTAGGAATATTATCTAATAATGCTGGTTTTAATTGTGTTAAACCTTCTGGGTCTGATGTTCCTGTGCCTCCTGAGCTTATGCCTTTTGCTCCTGTTGCTTGTGTACCTGGTTCTTCTGATTCTTCTGGTTCTTCTAGTTCTTCTGGTTCTTCTGGTCTTTTTGGCAATTCACTTATTTTTTTACCTGAAGGATCAATACCATCTTTCATTCCTTCTTGATAAACAAAGAAACTTCTTGACATAGTTGCTATAGTTGTTACTGCTAATGATGACCCAAGAACAATAGTCATATTTTTAGTAAAACAATAAGCAACTCCTCCTGCTAAGAAAAATAATAAAATAGCACTAAATTGTGAATTTATTATATGTCCAACTAGTACTATAAAAGCTATTATTGCAACAACATATAAAGTTATTTTGTTATTTGCCAATTTGTTAAACATAGTATAAGAATTTTTTTTTTTCATACTTTTACTCATACTTTTACTCATACTTATCTTTATATAATATTAGAAAAGAATAAATTTAATAAAACATACTAATTTTTATGAATATTACTTTATTAAGTCATTTAATATACTAATTTCTTTATCTAATTTTTTCATTTTATCTAATGTTTGTCGAATGTGTAAAGTTTTTTCTTTTTTTTCTAAACTAGTTAAATATTCTAAAAGTTTTAAGAGTGCCTCATTTTGTTTATTTTTTAAAGTTAATATGTGTTCAAGTTCTTTTTTTTTTGTATTTAATAATGCTTCAAGTGTTTTTTTTTTACTTTCATCATAATAAGGCAAACTACGTTTTAATTCTTTATATTTATTAATATTTGTTTCTTTACTACTAACAATATGTGTAATTAAATCTCTTACTTTGTTATCATAAATTGCTATATTTTCTCCTAAACTTTTGACCATGTTATATTGAATATTTTATACTATAATATTATTAAATATTGTTAAATAATATTATTAAATATTGTTAAATAATATTATATAAAATATTATATTTTAAGTTAATGTATTATAATAATCTTGTAATTGTGTATTTGACAATCCTACTCTTTGCTCTTGACTTAAATAATTATTTGCCGTAGCATCATATCCACAATTAGATTCCCATTCACAAAAAACAGAATCTGTAAGTTGATTAGTCACATTTACCATTTTTGTATTAGGATTCCAGTTATAATTAATATTATAAAGTGGTTTACATTTACTACTATTACTTGGAGCAACTTTACAATTTGTGCAATTTGCGAAATTTTCTAAGCTACTAGTATTATTGTAAAAATATAATACATAAATACTTGAAATTAATACAAATCCTATAACGAAAACTTTAAATATTTTTTTAAAATCACTATTATTTTTCATTATATATTAATTACTCTTCTAATATATAGAAATATTTTTATAAATATTTTATAAATTCTATAAAATTAAACTCTAGATTTATATACTAAATAAAATATAAAGATTTAGAAGTTCAAAAGTATATATTTTAAATATTATTTATATATATACTATGGATGAATTAATACAAAAACAATTTAATATAATTAAAAGAATATTAGAGCCATTAATAAGAAATAAACGTATACAAGATAAATTGCTTAGAGAAACACAAATAAGACAAGAAGAAATCAAAAATTTTACAGAAAAAACAGCAGCTACTAAAATAAGTCAGGCTTATAAATCATTTAAATCATATAAATCCGTAATACTTAGAAAAAATGAAGCAGCAACTTCAATAGCACAAGCTTATAAATCTAAACTTGGACTAGTTGAAGCAAATAAACGGATTGCCAATGTATTGTGTGAAATTAGTTCAACACAAGATGTATATAGAAAGAAAATAGATGACTTATTAATAAGTCATGGAACGCCCAAAAAACTAAGTAATTTATATTTTTACTTTTGTAAATTTGGAAATAAAAAATTAGGTTATTCAACTAAAGCAAAACTACATTCTATAATAACTGAAATAGTTGGTTGTGTATTTGTAAATACAAGTTTTGCTTCAACAAACTTTGATGCTATAACATTTAAACAATCTAAGTTTATAAATGTTGGAAGAGATAATCCAATATTAAAACGCTCTTCTCCCTATAAAGCAACAAAAACTAAATATAATATTGCTACAGATTCTTTTATTTTTGAGAATGTAAGTTTAATCGAATCTAGATTTTTAGATTGTGAGTTTCATAATATATATTTTGCATCAAATAGTTTTTTTGATTCAACTAAAGTTCAAATAAACAATATTTTACCTACATTTAAAAATTGTAATTTTAATGGAGGTTCAATTTTTCACGATAGAAGTTTTGGTCCTGCATATAAATATGTAGATCCACCACCTAGCAAATATAATATGAAATATTATACGCTCTTTGATTTAGATAAATTGCTTGCTAGTGATAAACATTTAATGATAAAACCAGACGGGTCATTAATGACCCCACTTGAAGAAACATCACATCCTGCCGAAATAGTTTTCGAAGATTGTAAATTTACTAAAACAAGTATAAATTCTGATAAACTTAATATGCCAGGTAATAGAAATATTATGTTTAGTAATTGTCTTTTTAATGGTAATATATTTGTAAAAGAAAAATTTAATTGTTATCATTTTGAAAATTGCTCTTTTAATAATGTTTCATTTATTGAATGTGCGTTTGCTTATAGTTATTTTGAAGAATGTACTTTTAAAGATGTACTATTTCGTTCAGTTACATTTACTAAAGGTGGAGCCCTAAGATTTACTAAATGTAAGCTATATGATTGTATCTTTTATAGTGTAGTTTTTAATCAAATAGGTTATAAAAACACATTAATATTTGATAGTAATAATATTATTAATAAATGTATTTTTCGTGGTTGTCTTTTATTTAACTTTAAATTCAATAATGATTCACTATATAGTATTCGCGACACCAAACTTCTAAATATGAAAAAAAGCGAGTTTATAAATTGTAATTTATATGGTGTTAATTTTAATAACTGCGATTTGGAAGGAAGTAAATTTGGTGCACGAATAGATGGACTTGGTAATTCCCTTATTAATACAGTTAATTGGTTTGGACATATATTTCTTGTATTTAATTACATACCTTTTCCTTATGGAGAAGATAAAACTCGCGAGTTTGAAGTAGTGTGTAATCTTAATAATCCAGATGGATTTAATCTATTTGTTAAAGAGTTCAAAGGTCATAAACTGGCTAGTAAAAAACACGCTTCAAGAATGACTGATTATTTTGCTCTTATGGAATATAGCGATTATGTTGCTTTAAATATTAATGTTATGAACTTTAAAAAACCCGAATATAATATAAATCCCTATGATTATTTTAGAATAACAGACGACACAACACAGCAAATTTCACATATTTATATTGCTCCAGAAACATCCATATTTAATACTAATATTAAAAATTGTAATTTTCAGCAAGTCGATGGATTTGATACCTTTGATTTTACACAAGTAAAACAAAACGAAGAAGGAAAACCAGATTTAACAGCTGTTAATTTTACAGTTGTAAATTTGTTGAATGCTAACTTTAATGGTTGTAAGATTGTTGGAACAGTTTTTGATGTTGCTGATGTCACAGGTGTAGATTTTAGAAATTCTATTGTAAATGAAAATACTTCATTTGAAAATACGATGAATGTAGACCAAGTATTAGGACAACTTCAAAGAGACGATGGTTCAGTGTATATAGAAGGAACTTTGAATTTAAGTACAGGACGCGAATTTCAATTTTCAGAAATTCAACAGCGTGCCAATGAAACTCATGCTCGTATAGCAAATATTATTGATAATAAAGAAAAATTATTTGCAGCACTTGAAACTATTGGTATTCCAATAGATGATGATAATTTTAAAGTAGCTATGGAAGAATTTTTAATAACATCTCATGGAGGTAAAAGTGAATATGTTGATTATGTAGTTATTCGAGGAACATCGGAAACTATTGTTGGTTTTTTAGACCATTTAATAACTATTTATAAAAAAATAATAAGCTCACAAAGAAATTTACCGGATAATGAAGACAAAGAATATATTAAAGACAATTTTGCTAGTGCTTTAACAAATTATCTTGCATATAAATTAAAACTTAATAGACCAGAAAAAGGAGTATTATTAGAAAGTTTAGTAAGAGCAATTAGTGATGACTTTGTAAAATATTTAGTTATGTATAAACCACATTTAAGCGGTAATTGGTGTTTCTTACAATTAGTAGTTCAATCATTAAAATTACTACTTTCATGCACAGACTTATACATATATAATTTTATGGAATATTATTTTAATGAAATTTTTAATGCTCACGGACAAGGGTCGCAAAGTTGTCCATTAGGCATGGTTGAGCGATGGATTACTATTCATTCGCAAGTATTAGAAACTTATTTAATGTTGCTAAGAAAAAGCGACACTGAACTACAAGAATTAGATACTAGTGCAATTAATAAACTTAGAAGCTATTCCAGAAATAATACACGAGATCCTAAAATCACAAAAGCCTATATTTATGAATTTAATAATTCAGAAAGTGCTGAAAAATTACATAATAAATATATTTTTCATAAATTAATCAATATTTTAAAACCACATTCGAAGTTACCGGAAAATTTGGAATCAGATATAGGTTATGATTTAGATTATAATATTAGCATAGAAATGAGTAAAGAATGTAATAGATTAATAAAAAGTAAAATAGATGATGGTTCAATAACAACATTACAAGAAATATATGAGGCTTATATTGAAATAATGTGTAAACTAATTATTGCTAATAATAAAATAACACAAGAACATATTGATAAATTAGAGGCCGATACTAGACCAATAGTTAAAAAAGTATATACTGAAAAACGCGATGCTTTATATACAAAAATCAGAGAAGAGGAAGCAAAAAACTACATAATAGTATTATGTATGGCAGTAGAATTAAGGTTTGATGAAAAATCATTGGACTTTGACAATCTTGCTGAAGCTGAAGAAAAATTAACAATGCAAGAGTTAGTTGAATATTATGATGCCACAACAACTGGTGGAAAAAGAAAAAATGCTAGAAATACGAGAAAAAATGAAAAACTTAAAAAAGGAAAAGGTATTTCTCCAGAATCACCTATATCATCTATGTCATTTGAACCATCATTAGAGCCAAAATTATACAACGCTATTGAACAAATAATAATGAATAAATTAAAATCATTAACTTTGAAAGAATTCATAAATATAAATATAAATATTATGCCAACTGAGGAACAATTGAATGTTGAAATTGATACTGGTGTAACTTCTAAGTCATTAACTAGAAAACGTGCTAAGTCAAATCCAAATCCTAAAACATATAAACAAGGAAAAACTTTATCTAAACGAAGCAAATCATTAGGATCCTTAATAAAATTTGATAGTGCTTTTTCCAAGATTAATTATGTTTCTAATTATAGTTCTATTAATTTCAAAAATGCCAATATTCAAAATAAATACTATATTAATATTGTAAGGCAAAGACATAATAAAATACATGAAAATAATAAAAAAATATTAGATGTATTGGAATTAAATAGTGGCATAAAATTAAAAGAAAAAGTAATTACTACACCTAAAAGATTAAGCGGAACATTAAAAAAGAAATCATTAAATAAAAGTTTTAATCCAATAAGTATTATGGCATTTTAAGAATTAATACATTATTTTTTATTTTTATTTTTATTTTTATTTTTATTTTTATAATAAATGTGAATTATATTGATTACTTACCATAATAAATTTAGTATTGTTTGCTAATTCTTCTAAATTAGCACTATTTGTATATGTACAGGCACTTCTTAGTCCTCCTAAATAATTTTCAATAGTATTTTTTAACGCACCTTTATACGCAATTTTCAGTTCTCGCCCTTCAGAACTTCTATAATCACTATTATTATTTGCTGCATAATTATTTTTCATAGCATAAGTTGAACTCATACCATAAAAAAACTTGTGCTGTATACCTGTTTTTTCATCAATAACAATTTCTCCAGGATTCTCATCATGCCCAGCAAATGCTCCTCCAATCATTACAAAATCAGCACCAGCACCAAATGCTTTTGCCAAATCACCCGGACATGTAATACCACCATCACTTAAAATAAAAGCCTTGTTATATTTATGTTGATCATATTCATAGCATATTTCAAAATTAATGCGATTACTTTCTTTACATGCTTGAACACATTCTAAAATACAACTAAGCTGTGGCATACCTATTCCGGTTTGAATTCGAGTAGTACACGCACTACCACCACCAATACCTACTTTATGAATATCTATTTCTAAAGTATTTAATAACTCTATTCCTTCTAATGTACATACATTGCCTGCCATAATAATCTTTTTGGGATATTTAGCTCTTAATGTTTTACAAAATTCATGAAATTTAGAAATATAACCATTTGCTATATCAACACAAATAAATTTGCACTCAAAATTATCTAAAATATGTGTTAAATTTTTATAATCATCATTGCTTATTCCCGTGGAAATCATAAAATAGTCAGGATTTAATTTGTAATCACTATTTTCTTTATTATAATCCAGTAAATCTTGTAATTTATGAAATTTATGAAGAGCAGTAATAATTTTATAAGTGCTTAATACTTTATATACCTCTAATGTTCCAATAGTTGTCATATTAGCAGCAACAATAGGAATACCAGTCCATGTTTCTCCATTTTGAAAAACAATGGTTTTTTCAAGCACAACATCTTTTCGGCTATTTAAATTTGATTTTTTAGGAAGAATTAGCACATCTTTAAAATCAAGATATTTGTCCATAGTATCAAATTTATAACAATAAATATTTTCACTCATATTTTCACTCATATATTAATTATTTAATTATTAATATGTTTAAATGTTTTCAAAATATTATAATATGTTATATTAATATTGTTACATGACTTCATTTTATCCTATATTTAATGACGATCCAATTTTTGGTAATAAGTTAAAAAAAACTTCTTGTCCAGCAAAGAGCGATATATGTGGTAATCTTCGGGGAACATCTGTATTAGATAATTTTGTAATTCCAAAATGTAATGATGTTAGTTTTAAATTTTCATTAAATCAAGATGAATCTCCAAGTGGTTGTTGTGTAGTAGAATCATCTAATAATACTTGTGATACATATATTCCTGACTCTCCAGGCGTTACTAGCGAAGATTATGATATGGGTATTCAATTTTTAGATGCCAATAATTTAAATCCAAGAAAAATATGTCATTCAGCACCTATTAGAAAAAGAGTTATAAAATTACAAGATTTTTTAGTAATAATTCTAATAAGTGCTGTTATTATTTTATTAACTGCTATTTTTGGTTCTTGTTATGAATTTTGGCTTAAATATGGTCATGGAGACGCTACTAATGATGGTTGTAAGTTTAATTATGTAAATATATGCAAACACGCTATATCACCAATAAATTATGCTTTTCCAGCAGTAATAAATGACTATCCGTATAAAAGTTGTGAAGGTAAAGAATTAGAGTTTCCTTATTCCAGTATAAGTTTTTTTAATGTAACAGAAGAAAATACTGACCATTTTGGATACAAATTTCTTAAAATATGTGGGTCACCTATGAAAGCATTTTCTTTAAATTTTTTATATACATTAGTGTTTTCTAGAAAATTTTTAAATTACATATTACTAACTTTATCACGTAGTTATAAAAATATTAAAAACCCGTTTATCAAAAATATCATATTTTTGTTTTTGACAGGTATTGCATTTAGTGTTATAGCTAAGTATACTGGAATACAACAATTAAATAGCGGCACTAGTTTTATATTATATATTTTAATGATGGTAATAGTATTTGCTTCAATATTTGCAACATTTATTACTACTTTTATTTTATATTGGTTTCCTGAGCATTATAATAATTATGATAAATCGCAAAAAACTGATAGTTCTCCTATTTTAACTAAAAATTTTGGACTGTTTAATAATGTATTATATGAAATCAAAAATGAATCCTCAGACAAAAGTTCTGTTATAGTAAATATAATAAAAAATGTATGTTTAGTATTATTGGCAATAATACCTTTTTTTATTTGCCTTGTTACAGGGTATTTTGGTTCTATAATTGGAACATTATATATGATATTTTCATTAGTATATAATATATTTGCTATTCCATTGTCAAATATAAAATGTTTTTTAAGTATTATTAAAGATCACGGAGAATTATTGACAATTTTATTTTGTATTAGTGTTCTATTATCTTCGATTGATAGTTTTGATTCTACTACTAGTGGAATAATTGGTGGTTTAGTAGGATTAATAATATTATATAAAATATATACTAATATGTCTAAAAAAAATGACTAAAAAAACATGACTAAAACATAAAAATATATTATTTTATAAATTGAAACATTAATAAATTGAAATAATATAATTCGTAAATAATATAAAACAATACTATAAAAATAACTATATTATGGGGAAGAAAAAATCTGGACATAAAAAAGACTTACCTTTTGTTAGTATATGTACACCAACATTTAATAGACGTCCATTTTGGGAATATACAATTAAATGTTTTCATCATCAAGATTATCCAAAAGATAAAATAGAATGGATTATTATTGATGATGGAACAGATAAAATTAAAGATTTAGTATGTAATATTAGTCAAGTTAAGTATTTTGAATATGATGAAAAAATGCCATTAGGAAAAAAAAGAAACTTAATGCATGAAAAATCAAAAGGAGATATTATTGTATATATGGATGATGATGATTATTATCCGCCAGAACGTGTTTCGCATGCTGTAAATATGTTATTAACTCATCCAAATGCTTTATGTGCTGGAGCAAGTGAAATCTATATATGGTTTAAACATATTCAAAAAATGTTTCAATTTGGTCCTTATGGTCCAAATCATGCCACGGCAGGAACATTTGCTTTTAGACGTGAATTGTTACGCGACCATAAATATGAAGAACATGCGGCTTTAGCCGAAGAAAAAGCATTTTTAAAAAATTATAGTGTTCCATTTGTTCAACTTGAACCAAAAAAAACAATATTAGTATTTTCACACATTCATAATACTTTTGATAAAAAAAAATTACTAGAACACGGAGAAAATAATTTTCAAAAAACTTCATCACGAACAGTAGACGAATTTATTAAAGACAAAGACATGAAAGAATTTTATATGGAAAAAATAGAAACTTTATTACAAAATTATGAACCAGGAGATCCTTCACATAAACCGGATGTATTAAAACAAATGATAGAAATCGATGAAGAGAGAAAAAAGATGATGCAGCAAAATAATGGGCAAGGACAAATTATTTTAAATCAAGATGGAAAAGAGATTGTATTAACTAATCAGCAAATAGTTCAAATAATACAATCTCAACAAGAACAATTACAAAACTTTGAAAAACTATTAGTTGATAAAGATAATTTAATTAAACATTTGATTAATGAATTACATAATTATAAAAAATAGAATAAATAGAATAAATAGAATAAATAGAATAAATAGAATAAATAGAATAAATAAAATAAATACAATAAAATTATTTACATATTATTATATTCAACTTATATAATAATATATAACATTATTATGTTTATTACTGGATTATGTGGACCTGGATTAGTATATATAGGATTTTCATTAATACAAATATTTATAGATATTTATAATGGGGTTATGAATGCTGCTTTTCTAAAATTTATAATTATGATAGTATTTACATTAATAATAAATATACTATGTGATTTAGGATTTTCTGTTATTGCGTGGATTTTGGTATTTATACCAATTATTATGATGACTATTATATCCACTTTATTATTACAAGTGTTTGGTTTAGATTCAGAAAATAAAGATTTAAATACTAAAAAAATAACCAAGGACATTAGCAATAATGCTATAACTGAAAATGAAATATTAAATTCACAAGAATCTACTTCTAATAATAATAGAATAGATAGAGATAATTTACGAAAAACATTATATGATAATGTAGATAATTACTATGACTTATCATATAATAAAAAACACGCATATGATTTATCCAACAATCCTGTAAAATATAATATTGTTAATAATTTAATTAATTATTTTGGAGAATATGCTTTTGTTAGAAATATAGTTACATCAGATTTGTTTAATAAAATATTTTCAAATTCTCTCGCTACTAATAGCGAATTACTTAATAAATATAATGAAAACAGGATGTCTTCAAATTTAGAAGAAATAAATTTAATTGCTAATTATAATTTGATTAATAATAGAAATAATAGAAGTGATACTAGTAATAATGAGTTAAAATATGACCATTTAAATTTAAACTCTTACGATATACATAGAACAAAAGCATATATTGATTCATTGAATAAAGACCATACAACTGTTTGCCCTTCAAATGAAACTCCAATTACATATAAATCCAAAACTGGATTGGATTGTTATGAAATTTGTCCTCCTGGTAAAATAAAAGATGCAAATGGTGTATGTAAAAGATAAACATATTAAATATATTTTTAAACATATTAAATATATTTTTAAACATATTAAATATATTTAATGGAATCAGTAACTTATAATTGTGTTGTATCAAGATATAAAAAAAACGTAGATTGGGTTTATAAATTAAAAAATATTGATAAGTACTTTATTTATGATAAAGAGATGCCTGAAAGTCTATATAATATTCCCATTAATAAAGGTAATGAAGCATCTGTGTATTTAAAATATATAATAGATAATTATAATAATTTAGCTGATTTTACATTTTTTATACACGATGATGAATATGCGTGGCATCATACAGGCAGTATACTAGACCTTTTTGATGAAGCAGTTAATAGTAATAAATTATACTATAATATAAACGCAGGATGTATTTTAGGAAGTATTGTTTCTAATCGTTATTATAATGATATTTTAATTTGGTATAATAATTATATTGAAAAATATATTCCAATAAATAGTTTACCAAATCAAGATTGGACACAAGACCATAGAGGTTCTGCTCAATTTTTAGTTCATAAATCTTTAATAACAAATTTGCCTTTGGAATTTTATCAAAATTTATATAATTGGATAATTATTACTGATATGCCAAATGAAAAATCTGGTAGGTTTTTAGAATATACTTGGCATGTATTTTGGGAAATTTATCCAAAAAATATTAATAAATAAGAGTTTTAATAATACTATTGTGTACTTTAATATATTTTAAAATATATTTTAAAATATATTTTAAAACATTATAAAATAAATTTATAAATACTATTATAATGTATAATTTAAATAATAATTGGACTTGTTGGATACATTATCAAAATGATAATATTTGGACTCTTGATAGATATCAAAACATTACAACTTTAGTTACTTTAAAAGATGCCGTATTATTTATTGAAAATTTAGATGAAAATATTATAAAAAAAACTATGTTATTTTTTATGAAAGATTCTATTTTACCATTGTGGGAATCTGAAGATAATATTAAAGGCGGATGTTTTTCATATAAAATAAGTAATATTAACATTGTAAATATTTTTAAAATTTTGTTATATAAAATTATAGGTAATACACTAATAAATGATGAAAATACATTAAATAATATTAATGGTATATCTATTAGTCCTAAGAAAAATTTTTGTATTATTAAAATATGGATGCGTGACAAAAATATTATAGCTAATCATGATTATAGTTCAAATAAAGATCCTTTTAATATTCATAACATATTTAATATTGAAGAGCAAATATGTGTATTTAAAGAGCATAGCTAAATAGTTAATTTATAAACATTTAATTAAATATATTAGTATTTAATTAAATGTATTTGCGTTTGTTTGCGTTTAATTATTAGAAGAAGGCAATGATGATAAACATAATTTGATTTCACCCAATGAAGCAACATTATATTTTACTATTAAAGGTCTGTTATTTTCTAAATATATTTCTATTTGATTACATAAATTTGTACATTTTATAAAATATAAAAGATTTTTGAGAGAATATTCACCTTGTATAATTTTATTATGTTGTTTATTAATTATTTGCATGTTTGCGTTATTTTCGCTTCGTCTAATCTCGGCTTTAGCAAATTGTCCAGCACACTTAAATATTAGTTCATTTTCAACCGATTTAATTTCTATTTTCTCAGAAATATTTGCTAAATCCCTTATTATTTTTTGAAAATCATTTGAAGGCATATTTATGACAGATGAGAATTTGACATCTGGGATTTCTAACTCATCTTGTTCAGGTTCTATTAGTTTTAATTTTTGTATTTTTGATTGTTTAATATTGCCATTTTCAAATTTTAAACCTAATTCTGTGACTATTCCATCATTATAATCATCATTTTCAATATAAATAGTAAGTGTATCATCATTATCTATTGTTGTAATTAATTTAAATAAATGAAGTATATTTACTCCAACTATAATTTTTTCATGCTTACATTCATAAAATTCAAAATTTTCGGCTTTTAAAAATAAATGTACCAATATTGTATGTGTTTTGTCCATATTAATAATTTTTATTCCACTTTTTGTAAATATTATATTTGTTTCTAATAATATATCTTTTAACGCTGCCATTAATATTCGAAAAGGAGCTATTTGAACTGTTTTAATAGTCATCACATTAGCGTTATCAAAGTCTTTTGATAACATATTTTATATTTAGTTAAAAAACATATTAAATCTTTAAGTAAAAATTTAAAAGATAATATATTGAAATAGTAAACTAATTATTTATGCGATTGTTTAGCTATTTTTCTCAAACAAAATTATTTGTTAATCTTTTATTTACAAGAAATTATAATTATGTTAATCATCGTGTATTGCCTTCAAAATATTATTCTATTAAAACTATAAAACAATACTACTATGATAATAATATATATTATGACTTATATAATGATTTTTGTAAATGTACTGCTAACGAAGAATGTAGCTTAACCAATTTTAGTGATTTAACCAATTTTAATAATTTTAAATATACTAAATACAATAGTCTTACAGCAGAACACGTATTTCCTCAATCATTTACAAAACATTATAGTAAGGCAAATAAAGACATGCATAACATATATTTAACAAATTATTACACAAATAATTTACGAAGTAATTACAAATTCTCTCACGCTATTAATGAAAATATAAATAAAAAAATTTATGTTCCTTGTAATTATTCTCGTGGAATAATTGCTAGGTCACTCGCCTACATGAAATATACGTATCCCTTACTAAATCTCTCAAATGTAATAGACAATAATGTAGTAATTTTATGGAATGAGTTATATCCACCAACAGAGCTTGAAGTTAAAAAAAATAATATTATCTATAAGTATCAAGGTAATAAAAATATATTTATTGAAGATTACAAAATGCTATCAAAATTTATTAACAATAATTTTAATTAATTAATATATAAAAATTTTATATTAATTAATCTCATAATTCCATACTTAAACACGCTACCCCCGTTTAAGTTATAATGAAAGAGACTTATAAATTATAAATAAGATAGTTTTATTGAATATTACAATAATAACTATGCTATACTTTATAGTATTTTCTTAAATTGTTATTACATATTATTTATGTAAAAATTTAGAGAAATGTCTAATTTTTTCTTCTTTTTCTTGTGCTTTCTCTTCTGACCCAACCAAATTTGCCTTTTTTGGTAAAATAACCGGCTTTTTCTAAACGTTTTTCGCGTTTGGCACGGGCATAAACTTTCTTTGATACAACATGACCACGTTTATTAAACATTAAATGTGATTTTGTTAAATCACCTTTTGTTTTATATGCCGTTCCATGCATTACTTGCGCGCGCGAACCAATCAACATAGCATATTTATGACCATTAATATGGTACATTCCATCATCTGATTTCATATGTTTCTTAGTCATTGTTTTATAAATTAACTTGAGAAAAAAAATTTATTGCTAAATAATAATTTTAAGCATCAATCATAATTAATTTTTAAAGATTAAAATTTTAAAGATTAAAATTGATAAAATAGATTTTTATTTTTATATAAATAATACACATTAAATATAGTATATGACTTCTAAAATTATAACTTCTAAAGAAGAACTCTCTAAAAAATATCAAAAAAAATCCGATAAGCAACATGTGCTAGATAATCCAGATACATATATTGGTTCTATTGAAAATATTGAGTGTGATGCCTATGTTTATGACGAAGACACCAAAAAAATTATTCAAAAACAAATAACCTATAATCCAGGTTTATACAAACTTTTTGACGAAGGAATAGTAAATTGCCGCGATCACTTTATTCGCATGCAACAATTAATTGTATCATCTAACGACGAAGACAAAGACAAAAATTATCCAGTAACAAAAATAGATATTTCAATTGATGAATCAGGAATTATTACTTTAACAAATGATGGTAATGGAATAGATGTCTCAGTCCACCCAGAATATAATATTTGGATTCCAGAATTAATTTTTGGACATCTTCGCACCTCAACAAATTATGA